AACCAGATTGGTTAAATAAAACCGCTGATGCTTCAGCAGGTGCAACAGTTGTATTCTCAGGAGCAGTTAGAGGTGATGTAGCTTATAGTGCAAACACTTGGGATTACGAACCAGTACAAATTAAACTAATTGTAGAAAGTTATGATGGTGGTACGCAAACTCATACTGCTTCAGCTACTACAGGAGGTTCAACAGGATACGGTGACGGATTTGCAGTAAGAGCTTTTGAAGAAAGTTTACAAGGAACATCTCACGGATTCTACATGAGAGGTCACTTACCACAGCAACCTACTTTAGAGTCTGTAACAGGTTCTAACTATGACATGTATTCAATTGTAGCAACTAAAGATGGTTCATCTCACTCTCAAATTAATGGAGTAGATAACTTAATAGAGCTTAATGTTGCAGCAATAGCAGGTGATGCTGACAGCTTAATCTTTGAAAATAAACTTAACGCATATTTCACTGGTAATTTCCCAGCTGTAATACTGTAATTATTAATCTTATAAAATAAATAAAAAATGGCAAATTCAAATATAAATTATGGTTACGTATCTGCAAGGTACCTAGCAAGTGATGGTGTTACAGTGGCAACACAAACATTAGCAACTACTAGTAATGTTCCTAATGGTGCAATTATCACATCAACAACTGTAATTGCAAGAGGAGCTGTTGCTTCAGGTGGTAGTGCAACAATTTCAATTATTGCAGGTGGTGTTACTACTACATCAGCAATTGCAAAAGCAAAATTAGATACAGCAAACTATGTAGTTAGAGAGGATGTTGTAGAAGATGCAGCAGCAGTTTCTGATGGTACAGCAATTAAAGTAGCAGTTGGTACTGCAGCTTTAACTGGAGGTACAGCAGATTTAGACATTATTGTAGAATACGTCCTAATAGGATAATCTACATTTAACATAAGACTTATAGGGGGCATTAGTCCCCCTATCGGTCTTTTTTTTAAAATTAAAAAATTATGGCACTATCTTTAAATGCAGCAGATGGATGTAAATACTTATCAGTAATTATAAACTATACTGCTACCTCAACTACTGTTTTAGGATTAAATATACTTGATGCTGATGGCTCAAGTGTAGCAGGAACAGTTGCTCCAACATTTACTATAACACCTGGTTCAGGTCCTATTAGTTATCCTATACCTGTTTCTGATTTAACTATTTCAAATGGAATAGTTACTGTAGTTCTAACGTCTCAAACAGGAAATGCGATACCAGGAGGGCAAGAGTCAGCATTATTACATTGTGATATTGACTGTTGTTTAACTAAATTAACTAATGAACTTATAGATTGTGCTTGTGATTGTGCTAAATGTGCATCATCATTAGCAAAAGCTCAAAAAGTATATTTATTAATTACATCAGCTGATTATGCTATTATACAAGCTAATGAAGGGTCAGACAGTGCAAGACCAGGATTTATAAAAGACGCAAAAACTAAATACTTAAAAGCAAAAGAAATCTGCGATGAAAGTTGCGGATGTAATTGTTAAAATAAATAAATATATATATGGCTCCAGATGATTATGAATATGATGACACGCCTGAAGAAGAAGAAGGAAGTTCAGAAGATCTTTATCGACACGATTCAGATGTAGAAGATACTAGTGAAGATATTGACTATAGTGATGTTATTGAGGTTGAACCTGAACAGTCATCTGATATTATACAAACTATATACGAAGGTAAACCTACTCAAGCTAATAAAGCTAAAGGTACTCCAGCCCCAAGACATAATATAATAAAAGCTGAAGCTATTTATGGTTCTGGGCAAAGTTCTGGATCAACTGTTGTAACAATAAATATAAAACCAACTGGTGCTGGACCTCAATGGGATTTTGTAGTAAATTTAACAGATGTTACTTCCGGAACATACGCAGCTCAACCAGATCAAGTAGATAATAATACAACTCTTAATCATATACAATTAAGCTATTATACTGTTAGTGGAGGAGCGTCAAGTCCTGCTTGTCAAGTAGGTGCACATACAAGAAACTATGAAGCTACATTTAATTCAGGACATGTAGAAGATTTTTCAATATTAGTTCCTGGATATTATAATAGTGTTGGTTATTATTTTAGTCAATACACTTTTATAGGTAATACAACTAATGAGGTTTATCCTTGTGCTGATCCTAATCCTGATTTTAGATTTCATGTAGGTAGAGTTTGGAGTACGGTAAACGCAGTATCAGGAAATTTATTGGAACTTACTCAAATTGATGTAATTGATGACCCTAGTAATTTATGGACAAATGGAGCTTCTCTTGTTCAATTTTCAAGTGGTAAACCTGTTGAATTTACATTAATGGGAAATGGAGGTATAGGTTCTGATAATTTCTATCTAGCAAATGTAAATGGAGGTGGTACTGCCTCAACATATAATGTTGATCCAAATCAATTTTTAAGGCAAAAAGTACGAAGTATTGTTGCTATAATAGATGATGGAATTCATCCAGCTGCCCCAACTGCATTTGCAGGTTTTAATACAATTCCTAACTCTGGATTAAATTGGTCAGAAGTAGAATATGGGTTTGGTCCTAATCAATGGTTTACTAATTATAATGTAGGGGGTAATTTTCCTTTTGTTAGTTTTATTGAGTATGCTGAACATTTACCAGATTGTGATCCTACTACATTTGCTATTGATGCATGTTTAGATGTTAATTCTATGTCCTATTATGGGTATACTGATAATGATTGTACTGGTACAACAATAGCTTCTAATATTTTAGCAAATCCAAGTTTAGCTGTTTGGACTCAACCTGCAGGGTGTTGTCCAGATTGTATTAATCCTTTACATAGAAGTGATCCTAATACTTATAGTCCACTCCCTTTAATGATCAGTGCTGAATCTGTTAATCCAACTACTCCTGCAGGATCAGATGGTTATATAAATATAACTGTACTAGATGGAGGATTTACTCCTGCTGGTCAACCTATGGGATTCATTACAGGTGTAGCAAATTATACATATGTTTTAAGAAATCAGGATCCAACTGATGATATGATGAGCCAAACTGCAGGAAAAGCTGTTAGTTCTGGAGCTGTTTCTTCTACTGGTTTTACTTTTGGGCATAGTGTTGCTGCTACTAATAATAATGGAGGTTTAATACAAACAGGCGCAGCAGGAACTACTACTATTACTACTTCTGCTGCTCAGGGATATGTTCCTGGAGGCAGTGATATAGGAACAGGTGCAATTAGTGAAGGACTTAAAGCAGGGACTTATGATGTATTTGTATTTGATTCAAGTACAACTGTTTGTTTAGCAAGAACTACAGTTAATCTGCAAGACCCATCTCCAGTTGCTGGTTGTACGGATTCTAATGCATTAAATTTTAATTCTTTAGCTACTGTTGCAAATAATACTACTTGTCATTATTGTGACGCTTCTACTGGAGAACTAGTTGATGGTAATACTCCAGCTGTTATAGTAGCACCTATAAATACAGTTAGTGGTTCACCATTTAATATACTAACCTATCCAACACATACTACAGCTACAAATACTGTAGTTGATATTTCAGGTCTTAGTCCAACCACTCAATTTCAAGCTTACATAAATGATGTTGTTAGTGCCTCTGGTGCTCAGAATGCTAATTACATAGTATCATTACATAAGTGGACTACTCAAAGTTCTAGTGGTAGTTATGCTGCTAGTTCTACTATAGGTACAATTACTTCTAATACAGGTTCTGGTTGGAATGTAACTTTAAGTAATTCTACTTTAGGGGCAGGTCTTACATATGGTTATTATAGTATAAAAATATCAATAAGTGATCCAGATGCTACCGTAGAAATTGAACAATGTTACGAGATTATAGATTTTATAATTCCAGTACCAGCCTGTGTAGATGCTGGAGTAGCTACCGCTCAAGACGGTGTTATAGTTTCAGATGCAAATTTATATTTCCATGATCAAACAATTTGTAATTTAGGTTCTAATACTTGTTGTAATGTAGTACATTTTACAGCTAATCACATAAATGATTATTGTTCTGTTATAAAGTATAAACCTACAATTACTTGCCCTTTAGCAACTTATTACCATGAAATAACTTTACAGTATTATGATAATGGGTCTTGGGTAGATGTACCTGGTACAACTTTAGATTTTGGAAATATTAATAATAGTTCAATAACATATCCTAACACTTGGACTCCAGGTTTTATATTTACATTTAATCATTTTGTTATTAATGGAAGTGGAGGTTATAGGGTAAAATGGACAAGTATAATTCCAAATAATAGTGCTTGTACTTTATATAGTAATGCAGAGCAAGTAACATTTGGTGTTTATGGGTGTACTGACTCTTCAGTAGATCAAAATGGAAATCAAGCTCTTAATTATAATCCGTTAGCGACTTGTCCTGAAGCTTGTGTATGGTGTATATATGGATGTACTACTCCTGGTTATTCAAATTATGATCCAAATGCTACATGTGATGATGGTTCATGTATTGGAAATGTTTACGGTTGTACAGATCCTACTGCATCTAATTATAATCCGCTAGCAACTCAGGATGATGGCTCATGTGTATATAATAATTGTGGATGTACAGATGCTTTTGCTTATAATTGGGGAGTAAATTGTGCAGGTCAAGTTGTAGCATCGGGTACAACACCTCCACCATGTGATGATGGATGTTGTTTATATTGTGATGATCCTGCAATGACTTATACTTCAGCAACTGTTGCAGCAACAACTACTTTAATTCCTTCTGGAAGTGGATTTTATTGTCAATCAAATTCAGACGGATGTATAAAACTTACTGTAAGTTCTACAACATGTACTGGGCAATGGGAACTTTTTTCATGTACTACATACTGTGGAATATCTCAATCTTATAACTATTGGATTACTCCTGGTAATTATGATTATGATGTTGAATATTCATTTTGTAATTTACCTGCAGGATGTTATACATTTACTATATATGATTGTAATGGATGTGAATTGATATTTGATGTATGTGTTCCAAGTGTTGGAAATGTTTGTGGATGTACTGATCCAGCTGCTATTAATTATAATGCTGGTGCTATATATGATGATGGTTCATGTGAATATTGCGGATGTACAGATGAGAATGCAATTAATTATAATCCACAAGCAACTCAAAATTGTATACCTGATACTTGTGAATATCCGTCATTATTACCTCCGTGCATACCTCCAAATATAGATCAAACTATTAGAAGACTTGAAACATGTATAGCAGAAAACGGATTTGATTATTACAATAAACTAGTTACAGGCCAAGCTGATGATTGTTCTATAATGAATGTTTGGAAACTAATGTTAATGGCTTATTTATTAAAACGAAAAGGCTTAGACTGTATTTATAATTGTGCAGATGCAAATACTCCTAATCCTGCAGATGTATATAAGTCTTGTGACGAGATTTGGGTTACTGGAGGACCTAGTACAGGATTAAATGATTCTGCTGTTACAGGAACAGGAGTTGGAACTACATCTACTGTAACTTTATTTGCAATAGGTGGAACTGGAGAATTAACTCCTGGAGATGTAATAAAACACCACATTAGTGGAAATATTTGGATATTTTATGGACCAGGACAAAATGGTACGCCTACACCAGTTAGTGTGGCAGGACTAGATCCAGAGAATGCTTCTGGAAGTATATCAGGATATTGGGCTTGGTGTAATGATGCTATGAAATATACATCAAATAATAATAATATTAATTATATAGATAATTTTATTACCTTTGCAAATAAGTTTTGTAGAGACTGTGGTAATGATCCAAGAGGATTAACTGGTAGCGCATCAAATTTAAATATTCCAATAATTCAGCAAGGAATAGATGGAATAGAAGATATAGAAATATAAAAAAATAAAAAAATGGCAAAATTAACCGACTTAACAACGTTAGCAAAAACAAGTGTAGGAAATAATGATTATTTTCTAGTAACTAATAGTAGCACAGGATCATCTAAAAGACTTTCAGTAGCTTCTTTATTTCCTGCAGTTTCAACAGCAGGTACTAGTAGTGAGACACTTTATAATAGTGCAACGTTAACAAATAAAAATCAAATAGTTTTTAAAGGAATAAAAAGTGGAGATACAGGATTATTAACTGTAGCTACTACTTCTAGTAATATAGTATTAACAGCTTTAGAAGCTGGGATAGATCTTAGTTTATGTAACAACGTAACTTCAGGATTTTTAACTTCTGTAGATTTTACTGGTGCAGCAACTGGAGAATGTGGTGTAACAAACGGAGGTACAGGGTTATCTACTATAGCTAAAGGCGCAATGCTTTATGCTAGTGCAACTGATACAATAACAGCTACTTCAGCAATGTCTACAAACGGGCAATTACTTATAGGTAATGCTACTACAGGAGTACCTTCTTTAGCAACACTTACTGCAGGAACTAATATAACAATTACTAATACTGCAGGAGCTATTTCTATAGCAGCTAGTTTATCTACTCTTGCAGGAATATTAGATATGGCTAATAATAATATAGATTTAGGTACTGCATATATAAGTGCTGACGGATCTACTAGTCAAGGTATAAGAGTAACTGGAGCTAATACTTATATAGGAGCATCAGGATCTTATTTTAATAACGACATATTAAATATAGGAGGTGGAGGTATTGAATTTTCTGATGCTGCAACTATAAATCCTACAGCTCAAACATCTAGTACTGCAGGAAAAGCATTAACAATTCAAAGTGGAAATAGTGCATCAGCTGCAGCAGGAGCTTTAAATATAACTGGTGGTACTGCATCAGGAAGTGGAGCTGGAGGAACAATTACTTTAACAGCAGGTAGAGATACTTCTGGAAGTTCAGACGGATCAATTATTATGAAGACTTATACAGGAGGTACAGCAACTGCAGCTTTAACTATAGATCCAGAAGGACAAGACCTAACAGTTAATACTGGAGATGTAATTATGTCAACTGGAAATGTATATATGAGAAATTCATCTAATCCAGATGTAATTAAATATCAAGGAACTCAAGCAACTACAGATGATGGTACTGCAGTAGTAACAGCAGCTAATATATTAACAGGTATAATACAATGTACTCCAACAGGAGATAGATCTAAAGCTACAGATACAGCATCTAATTTAATATCAGGATTAAGTTTAAATGCAGATGGTGATGCATTTGATTTTAGTTTGATTAGTTTAGCTACAGATGGTACATCTGATATTACTCTTACAGCGGGAACAAGTGTAACACTTGTAGGTAATATGAAAGTAAAATCACAAGATAATGCTGATGATGCAGGATATGCAGGTGTAGGAAGATTTAGAATTGCAAGAACAGGTGGTAGTGCTGTAACAATGTTTAGAATAGGATAAAATTAATAATAACAAAAACAATAGACAAAATGACAACAATTAATGCAACAAAAGCAGAATTTGTAAATTTAATCAATGGATTATTTCAAGTTCAAGAATTAAAAGGTAAAAAATTTGGATTAGTAATAAGTAAAAATATTGCTACTTTAAAAAAAGAATTACAACATCTGGAAGATTTAGGAAAACCTTCTGAAGAATTTATGGAATTAGCAATGAAAGTTAATGAAATTTCTCAGTCAGATCCTGAAAATTCTAAAGAAAAAATAGACAAGTTAGAAAAAGAAAATGAAGAATTAGTAAAACTTAGAAGAGATCAAATGGACAATATAACAGAACTTATGAAAGACAAAATGTCTATAGATCTTAAAATTATTTCTGAAGATATTTTACCAGATGACATTACTGCTAAACAAATTAATAATATTGAAAAAATAATAAAATAATGGCAATAAGAACAGAACAAGATGCATTAATAGATGGTATAAGAACAAGTGTAGATAAAGGATTTGCTCCTCAAGGATTTGTAATGATTACAGGAACTGCAGCTCAATCAGTAGCTTCTGGAACATACTTTGCAGTACATTTCGTTACTGATTGTACTTTAACGGCATTTACAGCAACTAATTCAACTACAGTAACTGTTACACATAAAGCAGGATCAACTATATATGGTGACATTTTAACAATTACAGCTGGTAGTAGTGAAACATATATGTTATATAAAAACTAATAAAATATGTTAGGATTAGGAATAAGTTTAAGTAGTAGTGGAACAGTATCTTCAGGAGGTATAGCTCCATCTGATATATCTGGACTAGACGCTTGGTTTAGAGTTAACAAAGGTATAGCTGGAGCGAGTAACACATCAGACGCTGGTAATATGGTTGACGGGGAAGATATTGCTTCTTGGGCAGATCAATCTGGAAATAATAGACATGCTTCTCAATCAACCGACTCTAAAAAACCACATTGGGAAACTGACGCGGCTGATTTTGGAGGGTTACATTGGCCAGACGATGTTGCAGACACTCATCTAAATTTAGCTTCTAATGTATCTATAAACGCTAATCAAGATTTTACTGTTATGGTAAGAATGAAATTTGCTAACTTTGATACAGCCCAAGGACTAGTAGCATCTGGCCCTCAAGATGTTATTAAATGGACAACTAATAAAAGAGTAGCGGTTATACTAGGAGGGTCTGGTGCTACTGAATTTGAAGAAGCTTCAGATACATTAGCTGCAGATACTTATTATATTCATACTCTTACTAGAAAAGATGGAAGTACAGGAAACTTAACGTATCATATACATGGAGGAACTTACAGTGATAAGTTTTGGGAAAATGACTTGTCTACTCGTCAAGATGCAGATGCTTTTTTTATGAACAATATAGGTTGTGCTGCAGACGGAGTCTTACCAGTAGACGGTGTAATTAAAGATGTTATATTTTGGAAAGGAACAGCTTTAAGTGACTCAGAAAGAAATGATATGTATACATATATAAATGGACAAGCATATTAATAATTAATAATTAAAATTAAAAATAATGAATTGGATAAATGGTTTTAAAGCTACAAATAAAAAAGAAAAATATAAATTAGAATTTAGAATTGGTACTTTTACATTACTAGAAATTAAACTTTGCGTATGCGAAAAAAAATCTTGTGAATGTTCTAGATTTAGATTTATGATTTGTAACTTAGGATTTGAATTCTAGTATGCCTATTACTAATAAGCAAATACATGACGAATTAAAAGATCTTAAAGAAGACGTAAGATTTATTAAAAAAAAGTTATTAGATCCAGATGATGGAACTATAGCTAGAGTAAATAGAAATACAGATTTTAGAAAATCAACAACAAAAGTATTGTGGTCTTTATGGATTGCAATCTTAGGAATAATTGGTAAAATAACATTTTGGAATTAATATGGCAAAAGAATTAAACGAAGATACTACGTTTAAAATGAGTATCAAAACAATGGGTATGATAGCTGCTGGAATAGCAGTTGTTGTTGGAGGATGGTATTCACTCATGTCTGAAATACAAGAAGCAAAAGAAAGTCCTGTACCTATAGATGTTAATATTATTAAAGAAGAAATTTTAAAAGAAATTCCAGAAGCTGAAATATCTAGGATGGAGTTTGATATGAAAGATCAAATGATTAGACAAACTATTATGACAACTCAATCAGACATAGAGGAAATGAAAAAGACTCTAGAAAAAATTGAAGACAAACTCTACAACAGATGAAAAAACTAGACGTTACTTGGCAAATATTTACAATGTATATGTTAATTATAATATTTATGTTAGTAGCGGGAGTTTCTAAAGCGCAAATACAAGTATCTGTTTTTAACGCTAGTTGGAACGAAGCCAACAATATTGAGTGGGCTTCAGACTTAAAAGATGTTAAAACAACATCTTATATAGATATAAGTAAAAATACAGAGCTACAAAAAAAACATAAAATAGCAGTTGTGCCTACAATTATAATATTCAAAGATGATGAAGAAGTTGCTAGGTTTCAAGCTGATCTTAGTTTTAAAATGATAGCAACAAGAGAAGAAGTACAAGAAGAAATAGATAACTTATTAATGAGTGATTTTTAAATGAAAAAAATATTATTATTATTATTATTACCTATAATAACTTTTGCACAAAAAGAAGTTATTATACATTTAACAACAGATAATTATCCATCTGAAACAAGATGGGTATTACATGCTGATAGTTTTCAAGGAGCTATACTAGACGAAGTAGCTTACGGTCATTATGACTCTTCTAATACAGCGCATATGGATACAGTATATATTCCAGATAGTATAACTAATATATCTTGGGTTATATATGATCAATATGGGGATGGTATCCCTGGAGGTAGTTATTATGTATCTATATGTCAAGATACTATAGTAAGTTACCCAAATCCTACATTTACAACAGGTTTAATACATAATAGACTTGTACCGCAATGTGCTGCTAATCCCCCTCCATGTGTACCAGCTACAGTTATAATTAACTTAGATCAATATCAAGGTGAGACATCTTGGGACATAAAAGACACAAATGGGACAATTTATGCAGAATCAGTTACATATGCAGGTAACCCTGATTATGCTACTATTATAGTACCTGTGTGTATACCTAAAGGAGAGTTAATATTTACAATATATGATAGTTACGGAGATGGTTTAAACGGAGCTTTATGGCAAGGTCAAGACGGTTCTTATTATTTAAAACAATGTAATGACACATTAATATATGGAACTGATCCTGCCTTTGGTAACGACACGTCACATATATTTATATCTGATTCTTGTCCACCTATATTAGGGTGTACAGATAATGATTATATAGAATGGAATCCTTTTGCTGATGTAGATGATGGTAGTTGCCAAACGTTAAAAATATTTGGGTGTTTAGACACAACAATGTACAACTACGATCCATTAGCTAACACTATGGAACTTATAGATACTTGTACATATACTTTAGTTTTACATGATTTAATGGGTAATGGATGGGTAGGCTCTCATTTAGTATTACATCATCCTGACACGTCATATCAATTTACACACACAGGAGGATTTGATGATATATACTATGTAGGGCTAACTGCTCCAGATCCTATAATGTTTAAGTTTTTTATAAGTTCACAAGCTTCACTAACTACAATAGAATGTGGATTTACTTTTATTAATCCAGAAGGAGATACAATGATTAGTATACAGCCTCCATTTATACAACCTTTATTACCTTACAATTTAATAACAAATTGTGGTAATACATGTGAAGAAAAAGTATTTGGATGTACAGATGTATTAGCAATAAATTATAATTCTTTAGCAAATACTGAAGATAACAGTTGTTATTATAATCCAGGGTGTATGAATTCTTCGTATTTGGAATATTATACACAGGGCTTTACGGCAGACTATGACGATGGGACTTGCTTAACAGTAGCCGTGTGGGGTTGTATTGATAGTACAGCCTTTAACTATGATCCATTAGCTAATATAAGTAATGGAGGTTGTTTACCTGTTATTACAGGATGTATGCAGCCACTTGCATTTAATTATAATCCTAATGCTAATACGGCAGATACGTGCATAGCTATAGTATATGGATGTATGAGTAATATAGCAATTAACTATAATCCTCTAGCTAATACAGATGACGGATCATGTATAGGAGTATTTTACGGGTGTACAGATAGTACAATGTGGAATTATATGCCTAGTGCTAATACTGACGATGGAAGCTGTTTACCATATATTTACGGATGTATGGATCCAACTATGTATAACTATAATCAATTAGCTAATACGGATAATGGATCATGTATAGCATTTTTATATGGTTGTATGGATTCTACAATGTTTAATTATGATCCTTTAGCAAATACAGATAATAATACTTGTGTACCATTTATATATGGATGTACAGATCCTTCAGCTTTAAACTATTGTGACACATGTAATACAGATGATTTTAGCTGCATATTACCTATATACGGGTGTACTGATAGCACTATGTTTAATTTTAATTCTTTAGCCAATGTTGACAATAATTCTTGTATACCTTTTATCTATGGGTGCACTGACCCTAGTATGCTTAACTACAATGCCCAAGCTAATACAGAAGATTTCTCTTGTATTGCTTATATTTATGGTTGTACCGATAGTACTGCTATTAATTATGATTCAACAGCTAATACTGATAATGGTTCGTGCATGGCTATTGTTGAAGGATGTATGGATCAGTCTGCCTACAACTATAACGTTACGGCTAATGTTAATGACTCTTCTTCTTGCTTATATAGCGCTGCTTGTATCACTGGTCCTGGTAATCCTTACTGGCTTAATGACCCCTGCTATGCTTGGGTAATAGAAGTAGATGAATACTGCTGTGAAAATGAATGGGATACTATATGTCAATCTACATATAATTATTGCGAAGGAACATGGACAGGACCATTACCAAAAAGAATTGATAAAGAATTACTAATGATTACAGATTTATTAGGCAGGCCAGCAAAACCAGGAAAAAATCAATTACTATTTTTTATATATAGTAATGGAACAGTAGAAAAGAAAATATCAAAATGAAAAAAATATTAATATTACTTTTATTACCATTATTTAGTTTATCTCAAAATACTACTTTAGATATATTTAAATTTTCTACTGTGTATGGAGCTGTTAACGGAGGTACATCTATATCAGATATAGAAGCTTTTTCTATTACTAATGGACTACAAACTTCTACTATAGAAACACCTTTTGATTATTCTGTAACTGTAGGAATAAGAAAAATAGCTAGATTTGGATATGAAAATAAAGCTAATACGTTTTATGATGGTACAGAATCTAATTATACAGATGCTGCTACAGTAGGTAAAGTTCAAGGTTTTGAATATTTATTTGAAGTAGATTATGCTAGACAACAAGGTATAGATTATATAGATCAACATCATTTTATTAGATACAGTTCTGACGATGATTGTGAAGGTCCTTATTGTGTAAGTCATTTAGCTGCAAAAGTAGAATATCTTAAAAATGGGTTTGCAGATATAGAGTATTTTGAACTGTCTGAAAGATATAGATACAAAAAAACTAAAGACTTATCTATTAGTATAGGAGCTGTACATAGATTAGCAGAACCTTATGGATATGATCCATTAAATGAATGGATATTATCAAATGGTAATTTACATTATACATATTTAGCTATACAAGAAGGATATACAGTTGATGTACATAATAGTGAGTATAGAGATCCTAATGGTAATATAGTAGCTAACAGTGCTGACGTTTGGAAAGAAGTTGTTATACCACAAGTATTAGCAGATTATACTGTTAAAAAAAGAAATGAATTAAAAAACATTATACAACATTCTATAGTTGTTGGATTTGACTATTATAAATATAGTAAAAGTACATGGTTACACGCATGGGGAAATTTAATGCCATATCACTATAATGATGGTAATGAGTTTAGTTATCATAATTACATAGAAGATGATCAGTGGTATGATTATTCTGGTGGTGTAATATATGGTATTAAAATAAATAAACAATTAGGATATTTTGTAGAAGGCAAATACAATAAGTATTGGAATAGAGAGTGGTATGATTTTAAATTTGGTATTAATTATATAATAAGATAAATTATGAATATATTAGGAAAAATATTTAGCGGAGGAGCTAAAGAATTAGTAGAAGGTGTAGGTGGAGTTATAGATAATCTACACACATCTAAAGAAGAAAAATTAGAAGCAGAACAAAAAATAAAAGAACTTATAGCAAACTATGAAGTTCAAATGGAAAAAGAAATATCATCAAGATGGCAAGCTGATATGAAATCAGATTCTTGGCTAAGTAAAAATGTAAGACCATTAGTTTTAATCTTTTTAGTTATATCGACAGTATTATTAATATTTATTGATGCTGGTGTAATTAACTTTGTAGTAGAAGCTAAATGGACTGATTTATTACAGTTAGTATTAATTACTGTAATAGGTGCTTACTTTGGTGGTAGATCATTAGAGAAAGCAAAAAAATAATAACAAATAAAAATTAAATAAAATGGCAACATTAACAGCAAAATTAACATTAACAAGCTCAAACGCTACAAGCGATGCTTTAAATCTTACGGTAACAGATACTTTAACAATAGGAGAGCCAGCGGTAAGTGTAGCTAGAATATCTCTAGTTGGAGATGCATCTGCTACAGCACTTCTAACTGACAACGCAACAACAACATATGTATATTTAAAAAATACAGATGGCACAAACCATGTAAAGTATTTTAATGATACTGATGATGGTTTTGGTATTTTATGGCCAGGTGAATTTGCGTTCTTCGCTGTAATAGACAATGAAGGATTAAAAGTACAGGCTAACAATGCTGCATGTATTCTTGAATACGCGTATTGGACTAAAGCATAGTTAAATGAAATATACTAGAGAACAAATACAGAATACTGTAGAAGGTTTAGGATATAAATATTTTACAGGAGATAACTATGATGTAAATATCGTTGGTATTAGAAATTCTGATACTAATGGTAAAGTTACAAACAAGTTTGACGATATTATAACTATCTCATTTAAAGATGAAAATGGAGAATGGCAATACAATGAGTATAGTTGTACTACTGATCCAGGAGATGATTGGATGGAAAATCCTTGGATAGATAAAATAGGTTGTGCGGTATTAAAACCTGGGCAATATAGAGGATCTCATAAACTTAGATTGCACAGTGGTAAATATTTAGCGTTAGGCCAAAAGAAAGATGTAACAGTTTATAGAGATAATAATAGAAACGATAAGTATGAATTTGATGAATCATCTTGTGATACAGGTGTATTTGGTATAAATATACATAGAGCTACAGCTTTAGAAGGTAAAACTTCTACTTATGTAAATAAGTGGTCAGCAGGATGTCAAGTAATTGCATCTAATGATGATTGGATGGAGTTTTTAGGAATATGCCAAGAAGCTAGAGAACATTGGGGTAACTCATTTTCATACACATTAATAGAAAGTAAAGATATATAAATTGAATTGGATAGGTCAACATATTGTAGATTTTATTGCGCGTTTTAGAAGTAGTGTATATTTTGAAAATGTAGAAAATGGTTCTTCTGATACGGATAAATTTTTAATTCTTGGTAGTAGTGGCAAACTAAAGTATAGAACAGGAGCAGAAGTAAAAGCAGATATAGAAGCTGGTAGTGGTGATGGAGATATAACTGGTGTTGTTATAACTACTGACACTGGCGGAGGTAGTTCAGCTCAAGTTTTAACTGGATCTGCTGATTTTAGATTATTAGGAAGTAATGGTGTTGGTATTACAAATAGTGGTGTGACAATAACTGCACGTGCTGAACCATCAGAAATAGATCATGATTCATTAGACAATTGGGATGAAGCTAAACATTTTACACAAGCTGGTATTACAACTGTTGGAACTATTGGAACTGGTGTTTGGAATGGAACAAAAATCACTGATATATATACAAATAGTAGTGGAAAAAGATATGGTAACACGATAAAAATATTACCTTCAGACTTTATGATAAATGAAGACGCTGCGGTTCCTTTATCTTTTAAAGATGGTGGTAACTCTGGTGTTCATATTAATGATACAGATAACGAAGCTCTTGCTTTTATAACTATACCTGAAGGAATGAAGGCTACCCACGTTGATGTTTACGCGACTCATAATAGAACGCTTAAGGTTTGGGAGGTTGATTTAAATGCTAGCTTTGATTTTACAAGCACAACTAAAGGAACTGGAGTTTGTAATACTCAATTAGATATAACAGACGTAAACTCTACAGCAACTAATTATTTAGCAATACAAATAGCGTTATCACAAACTACACAAAGAATATGGGGTGGAGTAGTTACTATAGCAGCACAATAATAAGAATATGGCATATACATATGAAAATATAAGTACAACAACGGTTTTAAGAAGTAAATCAGATTTATATAATAATCCTATAGTAACTATGAATATATGTAATACTCATTCTTCTGATTCTACTATAAGTTTATATTTAAAAACAATTTATGGTAATGCTATAAGTGGATATGAAAAAGAAGAAGAAACTAAAACAACAGAAACTTATTATATGATTAAAAATCTTATAATACCTTCTGGAACAACACTTCAACTAGATGGAAGTGATATATATATAGACTATAATAATGTAATATATGATCTCTATGTAGAGGTTGATAATACAATAGATGTAATAATAAATAGTAAAAAATGACATTAAATGAAATAGCATATAATTTATTAAATCTAGTTAGAGGAGGTAAATCTAATCAAGATGAGAGTATATCACTTGATCAAATAAAATTCAATATTAAGCATTATAGAGCTATGTTTATTAGAAGAGATTTTGCTAAAAATGGATTTACTAGTAGACATATAGAACAAGATTTAGGATGTTTAGAATTAAAAAAAGTAGATCCAACTAGATGTTGTAGTCTACCATCTTCTTGTTCTGTATATAGAACAATAGAACCTATTCCTAAAACAGTAAGACATAACTTTAAAGAATCTATAACTCATGTTGGAGATATAACAGGAACAGGAACTATTCCAATAGTACATTCTAATGTTATTAAATTTTTATCATATGATAAATATACTAATAAAAAATATAAAGCTTACATGATTGAAGATTATTTATATATTTATAATGCAGACGGTTTAAAATTTATAAATGTTAGAGGTGTGTTTGAAGATCCAGAAGAAATAGCAAAATTTAAAGATTGTGGAGGATCAGACTGTTACGATGCAGATACAATAGATTATCCTATTCCTATGGATATGGTACAAGCAATTAATAGTGGTATATTAGCAGGAGAATTAAGATTACTTGCTGGCACTCTTTCTGATACTTTAAATGATAGAAGCCAAGATATTGAAACTAGAACTAATATAGGAGGAGGAGGTGGAGCTCCTAAAAAATAATAAATATGAATCACAATCTTAAACAAATATATAATACTTATATTGAAGAATATGGAGAAATAGATAAATTTATATTTAGAGATATATGTGAGGAATTTAATATAATGATTATGGATTATATACTTGATGGTAAAGAATTCAATATGGGGAATAATTTATCAACACTGTCTATTATAAGAAGAGATAGAGATCCAAGATCACCAAGATTAGATTGGGGTGAAAGTAACAAATATAAAAAAGAACTCCTAGAAGAAGGTCAAAATATATACAACTCAAAAACTGGTAAAGGAGTAAAATGGCATATTTATCATACTGATGAGTTTTATTGCAAATATTATTGGAGGAAAGGTAAATGTAAAATACCAAATAAATCAGTATATAGATTTGATGCAACAAGAGGATTAAAGGGAAATAAAGATAAGCTAATCGCCCTTTTAAAAGAAGACGATTTAGCTTATTTAAAATTTAAAAAACACTAATAAAATGAATTATAAAATGAATTTACGAAAAAAGCAAGAAGGAGGTTTAGATGGAATGCAATATAAAACTATGGATTTTAGAACCTGGAAAAATGAAATATGGAATAAAATGAACAGCTACGGAGGAGAAGGACTTGAAATTCCTGACAGCTACGCTAGACCAGAGTATGCAGAATATTTAGCTCTTGAAAACGAAAAAGCTGGATTTAACACAGATAGAAAAGGAATGCCAACTACTCCAATAAAAATGAAAAAAGGAGGATTTCCTGACAATAATAAAGATGGTAAAATAACTCAAGCAGACATTTTCTTACAAAAAAAGAAAACAGGTACTATTAAAAAGAAAGGTGGTGCTAAGAAAAAAATGTATGGAGGTAACAAAAAAATGATGGGAATGGGTGGAAGTATGAAAAAAACAATGTACAAAGACGGTGGTTTTTTAATACCTCCTACTGAAGAAATATAAAATAAATTAAAATGGCAGTATATAAAACAATATCAAGTAAAGCAATAATAAGAAAGATTTTTAGAGATCTTAAACCAGAAGATGATAACTGGATTGATGATGCAATTGAGTGGATAGGTGAGGCTTTAGAACATATAGGGTCTGCACCACAACTTATACAAAAACAATGTGTTTTAACAGTTGCTAATCATAAAGTTTTATTACCTACGGATTTATATTATGTAAATCAAGTAGCTATAAATAATTCTGTATCTCCTACATCATCTTCTGAATTAGACACTTTAACAACTAAAGTAAAAGAATTAAAAGATGCTATTGTAGATGCTCAAGCTAATGATTTAGAATATTCTGATACTGCTTCAGTTTTACATGAAATAAATAGTAGGATAGTAATTATTGAAAATATTTATTTTTCAGATGGTAACAGATTACAGCCATTACAGTATGGAGCAAGTACATTTCACAAAAGTATGCATTGTACAAACTGTGTAAATGAAAATGCAAACTATGAAGATACTTATATTATTGATGATGGGTATATAAAAACATCATTTGAAAGTGGAAAGATCTGTTTAAGCTATATGGCTTTTCCAACTGATGAAGATTGTTATCCACTAGTACCTGACGAAATAAGCTTTAAAGAAGCAATGTTTTGGTATATATACAAAAAGATTTTATTATTTAATCCTATGTTTAAAGTTAATGGAATTAAATATGATTTTGCAGAACAACAATGGAAATACTATTGTACACAAGCAAGAAATGCTGCTAATTATCCAGATATAGATAAATATGAGTCATTTATGAATCAGTGGGTTAGACTCATTCCTAATATAAATAGACATGATTTAGCATTTGAACAATTAAACACAAGAGAAGATTTATATAGAGGATAATGGCACATAAAAGATTTTTAAAAGGACTATTCAAAGATACTGCGCATATTGACCAACCAGAAGGAACTTGGAGATATGCTAGAAATGCTATTGCTAATGATAAGAAAGGATCTATTTCTAATGAAGGAGGTAATGAAATACAAGGATCACTTCCTAATTCTGAATCTGTAGTTATAGGTATTATAGAAATTACTAATGATAAAGCAATTATATTTTATATAGATAAATTTTCACATTCACGAATAGGTAAATGGGAATCAGGAGTTTTTCAAAACGTGTATGTTCCTAATATTACATTACATGGGGATAAGGTTGATTTAAAATTTAATGTAAATTTTCCTATTGAAGGAACTTTTAATATTAATCCTGAAGGAGATTTAATTGTATATTGGACTGACGATTTAAATCCTCCACGAGCTTTAAATGTTACTGAACAGTTAAGTGGAAATAATACTTTTATATATGGAATAAATCCTACTACTTCTCATGATAATCATATAGATTTATTAAATTTATTTCCAAACTCAGGTCCAGTTCCACATATAACTTTAGGAGAAATATCTATAGGCCCATCTACCTATCAGACTGCAGTAAAAGAAGGAGGAGGTTTATTAACAGGAGTATATTATTTATCTTTAGCTTATGTTGATGATTCTTATACTGCTACTAATTTTTTAACAATGTCTAATCCTATATCTATTGTAGATGAAGGAGATCATACTAGACCTACTACAAAAAAAGATGGATCTAAAGAAAGTAGTCAAACTTCTAAAGCTATTACTTGGCAAGTTGATAATATAAATAAAGATTATAAATTTATAAGACCTGTAATTATTAGAAAAATGGCAGATGCTGTTGATGCTTATAGATTAAATGACATAGAAATTACACCTGCATCTCAATTAGATGTAGTATTTAGTGGTATAGAAGGATTTACTGCAACATCTTTAGAAGATGTTATTATTGATACAGTATCTTATGAAACAGCTAAAACAATTAATCAATTAGATGGTATATTATATGTAGGAAATACAACTAGTGTAGAAGATTTAGGATATCAAAAATATGCTAATAATATAAAATTAAATGCTGTTACAAAAACATTTGAAAATTTTGATGAAAATGTATTATCAGTTGATAATTTAGAAACAGGTTTTAATTCATTTCCTGTTGATCAGATGGGTCCTCCTGGAGCTCTTGTAGATGTAGATGTTGATCATAGTAAATCTTATAGATATATTCCTAATATATTTAAATATAAAGGATATATGAGAGATGAAGTATATGCTTTTTATATTGCATTTATTCTTAATGACGGTAGTATGTCTTATGCTTATCATATACCTGGGAGAACATCGGCTGGAACAGAAAATAATCCTTTAGAAAATGAAGGATGGTTTAAAAAGTTTGAAAAATTAAGCCCTTCAATTATAAAACAATTCCATCTTCATGATTTTAGTAATATTGCTCAAGGTTCTAATTTAATCCCAGGAACAACAGATGCTAGAAATATGAACTATTGGCAGAATGCTACAGAACTTTATCCTGAAACAAGTAATTTTGAAATATGGGATGGGGCTTCTGGATATACTGGTTTTGATTTAAAAGGTAGAAATGTTAGACACCATCATTTTCCTTCAAATGGAAATCCAACACATAAAACTATTCATGATAATACATCAGAAGTTACGCATTCTCAAGGTGTTTTGTATGATGTAATAAACTGGGAGTCAGATGATGGGAGTAGTGGTACTAAAGATTTTAGAGTAGAATATGTCGATCCAAATTCAGGTTCTAGTGGTACTCATAATTTACCCTGTGATGTTTGGAAAATAGCTAGATTTGGTCCAGGACAAGTTGGTACAGATATTGTTGCTACTACCCCTACAGCTCCTTCACAACCAGGTATGTATACGGCATTATGGAAAAATCAAAAATATTTTGTAGCAGATCAACCAATGCAAGTTAGAGTTAAATGGGCGATTACAATAGAGAGATCCAGTAGCTCTGATAATAAAGACCACTTTGGAGAAGCACAGCTATTAAAAGAAGAAGTTGGAGGACAACTGACAACTATTCAATCTGATACATGGGCATTAGATGTGAATGGTCTTACTACTACAATAGCTCAACCGGGGGTTTTTTGTGCTGTTCAACATTTAGATACTGGAGATAAATTATATTTAAGAGTAAGGCAAACAACTGATGAACCAAATGGTGGGTCTGGAAGTAGTGAATGTGGATATTGGGTTAGGCAAATGGGAGGTCAAATAATGGGTGGTAATAGTATTAGGTTTGAAGTATTATGTGAACAAGGAAATTATCTAGATACTGATTTACATGATGTTAAATTATCTCATACTGTAAAAGCGTTAGGATTTGAATTAGAAGATCTTAAAATACCTAGGTCAATAGCTAATAAAGTACAAGGATTTAGAATATATAGAGCTAAAAGAAAACATGAAGATAAAAGAATATTAGGACAAAGTGTTTTAACTCCTATGTTACCAGATACTACAGTCTTAGGGCAGTGTGCAGAAACTGCTGGAAATATGGACGCTTCTCAAATAATGTCTTCAGCTCTTAGTTTAAGAGAAATGATTCTTACTAAAGATCCTTGGGCACAAGGATATACGCTCTATCCTGAATATCCAATTATGTATAGATATAATTCTACTTTTGGGTGGTTAGCAAATTTAGTAGATCAAAAAGGATATAAGTATTTTTCTTTTCATGATTTTAATTTACTTCATACACAAAATACTATAGCGGGAGCAACACATATAAAGCCAGAATATTACATAAGAAATTTTGTATGGAATGCACCTACTTTAAATCAGCCTAGAAAAATGGTTTCTAAAATTGTTGAGGATGATGGAAATGATGCGTATAGTGAACCTATAAAAAGGATAGAACAATTTTGGGGGTGGGATACAGATTTTAATTGCTATAGTAAAGAAATAAAAGGTGCTATTTTTGCAGGATGTTCTTATACAGCTGTAAATTCTTTAGCTGCTTTTGATGAAAATACTAATGATATAAGACATCACTATGCAGCTCCTAGACTTATTGGGCAAAAATCAAAATCATACCTTCCGGGAGATAGTATATTTCAAGCTTCATCTTTAGGATTTGGAGGTAAAATAGCTAATGAACTTGGAGAAAGTTGCTTAGTGTTAGGATTGTCAGATAATCATGAATTTTATACATCAGGTTTAATTTCAAATCGAGGAGGAACATCAGTTAATAGTGGACTATCTACTAATATTTTATCAAATTACGGACAATATCATGCTAATAGTCCTTCTATATTAATAAATCCTAATTTACTAAATAGCGATCCTTATGTTAATTATCTTTTTAATGATGTTGAAGAAGTAAATAATAGAAGAAGTCAAGTTTTAATGGCTAATTTACATGCATTTAAAACTGATATGTATAAGTCTATAGATAATCAAGAATTAGTATGGACAGGATTTGAGGTGTTAGGAGATGATTTAGATAACTTTATATTTGAAGAAGTTCTTGGTAGAGAGCCGGGTGGAAATGCAGATTTTAAAACTAGTAGTATTAATAGTGAAGGAATATTTGGAGGAGATATATATATATGTAGATATGGATTTAGATCTACTTTAAATAATAATAGTATAGATAAAGAGTCTACCCCATTAAGATCAATTCATTATCAAATAGTAGAGAGTGTAGATAATATTAATTTTAGACATTCAGAAAACGATGACAGTTTATACTTTCCAGGATCTATAGCAAAAAGAGTTTTAGGTACAGACGGAGGTATAGATTTTACACATCAAGATAATTTAAAATATGATGAAAGTTTTTCAGCGGTAAATGATTTAAGACCTGCTTTTCCATTACCTTTAAAAGAAATTGAACAAACTGAATTTCCTACAAGAGCACATAGAAGTGTTAAAAGAGATACAACTAGTTTAACAGATAACTATAGAATATTCTTAGCAAATGAATTTAAAGATATACCTAAAAATAGAGGAGATCTTTGGAAGTTATCTACTTTTAATAACTTATTATATTTTCATATGGAAGAAAGTTTATACGTTACAAAAGGTAAACAGCAAATGCAAATGAAAGATGGGACTGAAGCATTTGTAGGAAGTGGAGATATATTCCAACAAGAACCTGATGAAATAATGCAGGCAGATAAAGGTTATGGAGGAACACAATCTCAATGGGCAGCATTAACTACTAATTATGGATACTTCTTTGTAGATGTTAATTCTAGAAAAGTATTCTTAATGAAAGATAAATTAAACGAGATTAGTACTGCGGGATTAGAAAATTGGTTTAAAGATAATTTACCTTTTAGGTTAGAAGCATTTTCTTATAATTCTCCATGTATATCTAAAGTATTTGATAATCCTCTAATAGGTCTTGGACTTACTGCAGTATATGATCCTAAATTTAAAAGAATTATATTAACTAAAAAAGATCTTGAACCTACAGCAGCTTTTATAAGAGGTTATAATTTATATTTAACAATGACAAGTGGAAGTGGGGTATTTGAATATGATGAAGGAATGATATTTTTTGATTGCGAAAAAGGTCAATATGTAAGAGTAACTGTTAATGAAAATCCTGGAGGGCCTACTACATTTAGTTTTTTTGTAATAGACTGGGACAATTACGCATATTTTACAGCTAAAGATTGGACAATATCTTATTATCCAGAATTTAATATTTGGAGTTCATTTCATGATTATACACCATATATATATTTTAATACTTCAGAAACGTTTTATTCTATAAATAAAGGATATTCAGGTATATGGGAACACAATTCAGATACTAGAGGCTCTTTTTATGGTTCAACATTTCCATTTGAAATAGAGTATATCCATAATGAAACTAGAGAAGAAGATGCGTTACTAGCAAGTTTTAACTATACTTTAGAAACTTTCAATCCTCAAAATATAAGTGTATTAGAACATGGATTTACTTCTTTCTTTGTGTATAATACTTTACAAATATCTGCAGATAGCATAGGGCCTAAAGGAGCTGTAATTCCAACACCTCTTGAATATTTAGTTAATGTAAGACGAGTAGGTAATAATTGGAAAATAAATAACTTTAGAGATATGGCAGACATAGCTTTAAATAATACAGCAGGTGGATATTATATGTCTACAAATACTAACATAATAGGTGGAATTAATACAGGAACTATAACAACTTCTTCTATAGACAATATGTTTATTGTTGATGGAATGAGTGAGATTATAAATCCAGATTATATAAATATAACTAAAGAATGGCAAGATAGAAGGAAATTTATAGATAAATGGGCAGGAATTCGTCTAATTTATAACAACATAAGCAATAATTTACTAAATTTGTACTCTGCACAAACAGCAGTACGTAAAACATATAAATAAAATGAACAAAAATATATATCAAACAGCCGGTCAAAAAGACGATGATTTCAGTAACCTAATAAACGTTACAAACGGAATACCAAAAAATTATAAACAAGTTGGTGGAAAATTAATGAATATTAATAAAACAGGAACCGGAGAAAATAAAGTTTCAATAGGAGTATATCACGTAGTGAATGGAAAAAAAGTATTAGGATTCCCTCCTGTAAAAGGAACTGTTCCTAGAAAAGGAATGGGAGGAGCTAAATTATATAGGCAAGGAGGACTTAAATATTATCAAGAAGCTGGTATTAAAGAGGACACAAGGCCAATTGCAACTAGAAATATTAATACAGATTTTTTTGATCCTAATTTTAATCTTGGTGCTAGACCTTTTGGAGCATCAGGACTAAATGTTAATTTTAATCCAAGACTTGCTATAGGTCCAGATAATAAATTTGCAAGTTTTTATTCTAAAGGTAGTGGATATAATACTGTACCTGGAGGAGATCAAGCTAGATTAACTATTGGTCCAAATCTTAGTAGCAGTATGCTTTATAAAAATTACAGTAATACATATCCTCACAAAAGTGTAGTTGAAGGAAGAAATACTCTTGGAGGAAGAATGAGTTTTAACGCTCCTATAGGAAATAGAGGTTTTATTGGTGGGATAAATGCAGAAGCTGGAACAGTATTAAGTGGTAGAAATGAAATTGATGATCAATCACAATCTCCATATCAAGGTCATGTAGTAAATCCTATTACAGGTAATGACAAAACTTATACACAAGTTGGAGCTGGATTAGGATATTATCCTAAAAATAAATATTTTGGAGGAAAGTTAAATATTGGATATGGTAGTGAAGGGTCTGTAACACCTGGACTTAATTATGGAGCAACTGCAAATTGGGGTCCAGCTACATTTAATATAAATAAAGGTAGACATGGAATAGGAGGAGGATTTGGAGTTAGTTTACCTATAGGTGGACCTTCTCGTAGAGGTAATCAAAATCCTTTAGAAAGACAAACAGGTGGAATGTATGGTTCAAATACACTGTCAGCCGCAGGTCAGGGTGGGTCACCTCAAATAGGAACTACATCTACAATTGTAGGACGAGAAACAGATCCAGCTTTACAGGAAGCTAGAATGCAAGGATTATTAGCATCTACTGAAGGATTAAATACACAATCACAAGGTCTTATAGATCAAACAAGACAACAAGAATCTCAAGATAAAATGATGGCTGAACGAGCAGGAATGTCAGAATTACAAAATTTTCAAAGTGCTAGTAATGCAGGTATTGGTGCAGTTAGTAGAGGTGCTCAAATGATTGGAAATCAAGTAGATCCTGGACAAAATCCAAATACTTGGGCAGGAGCATATCAAGCTGGAAAAACTGCTTATGATTTATCACAGGCAGCTAATTTAGCAGGTCAAGGAACTCAAATGATTGACGGTATGAATGTTATTACTGATGCAGCTAAAGCGGGTCAGGCAGCACAATTAGCAACAGATGCAGGAGGATTTATAGGTTCAAGTGCAGATGCAGCAAATACCGGTACAATAGTATTAGATGCAGCAGGAAATACAGTTAACGCAGGTAGTACTGCTGGAAATGTAGCATCTGCTGTTGGGTCAGCTATGCCTTGGGGTACGATAGCAAGTTATGCAGGAAAAGGACTATCAAATCTAGCAGATGATGATGATCCTACAAAATCTAATGTTGGAGAATATGCTGGAAAAATGGTAGAAAGAGCAGGACAAGGAGCTACAGTTGGGTCATTTTTTCCTGGTCCTGGTACAGCAATTGGTGCAGGTATAGGAGCAATAGTTGGAGGAGTTGAACAAGCAGTAGGAACAAAGAAAGCAAGAAGAGCAGAATCTGAGTATGAAGCAGAAGCAACAGCAAATAGAAATAAAGGAATATATGATCTTAATAAAAGAGTAGGTAGTTTATATGGATCACATTTGTCTAATATAGCGGCAGGTAATTTAGCACAAAAAACAATATCTGGTCAAAATCTTGGTAGAAATGTAATGTATCAACAAGGAGGTAAAAGAGCTCCTAAAAGCTTAGATCGTATGATGGATACAGCACAAAATTTTAGTGGAAGTAGAAACTTATCAGATAAAATGGATGTACCATTTTCTGTAGCAGGTCAAAGATTTCCATCTATACCTTCTGAAGAATATTCACAATTGATGCAGAACAGAATTACTTCTGGAGATATAAGTGATTATGGAGTTTTAAGATCAGATCATCCTGTTGCTATACAACAACAAGAAAATCAAGTAAGAAATAAAATGAACATGATTAGAGATTACCAAAAATCACAGTTAACTTATAAACATGGAGGCAGAAAAGGAATGATGATGGGAATGCCAAGATATGGTTATAACTATTAAAAATAAAAATTATGTATAAAAAATATCAAAAAGCAGGACCTAATGACCCTTCAACTAGTACGCCAACTAATTTAGCACCTGATCCTACAATAGGTAATCAAATGGGTGTTGGGATGGAAGTAGAATGTGATACATCAACAGGTGCGGGATGTTCAGATAGACTAGGTCGTATGTTTAGATTAGGACTTAAAGGTAGCTTATATGGCCAAAAAGGAGCATATGGACAACCAACAAATCTTGGACCAGGGTGGGATCCTGCTAGTGGACAACAGGTAAATAATAGAATAGGTACAAATTACGACTATGACATCACCGGTAATTTAGGTGCTTATCTTAGAACAGATTTACAGCCATTACTTTTTCCTAATGATGCAACTAAATTACGTGGTAAAAATTGGGAGCCATGGCACTTAGATCTAGGATACAATAGAAAACAAAACTTAACAGGAACTAACATGGGAACAGGTAGTAATAATATTACTGCTAAACTAGCTAAGACTAGAGATCAAAAATATGGATCACCAGGATATGGAGGACTTTTTGGTAATAAAGGTGGTTCTAGTAAATCTGGATATTCATATGGTCTTCAAGGTAATTATAATTACGATACAAAACAATTGGATAATATAGGAGTATTTGGACGAACAGGAATGATGGGTCCATTAGGGTTTAGTGGATATGCAGGATTTAATCCTCAAACAGGCAAACCAAATTTTGGAGCTGGTATGAGTGTAAAATTTAAAAAGGGAGGATTTAGAAAATATCAAAATGGAGGCCAAAATAAAATAAGTGAAAAACAGTATTTTGCTAATTATTTAAAAGAGGCAGAAGCTACTGACGCTGTAATGAAAACAACACCATCATTAGTTTTAAGACCTGATGGTAAAACTTATTATAACGCATTAGAAAATGGTATATATTATCCATATAATGATTTAAGAGGTAATGCAACTATTGGTTATGGTAGACATAATGCAACTATTTTAGCTGATTACCCAGATGGTATTTCAGCAGATAAAGCGAATGAATTTTTATTAGAAGATATAGATAATAATTTTAACTTAGCTAAAAGACAATTTAATAATGAATATGGAGCAGGTCAATGGGATAATTTAAGTGAAAGAGAACAGTATATGGTAACTAATCATACTTATAATCCTGGCTCTATATATAAAAAATTTAGTGGTGCTTTACTTAATAAAGATGCTAAAACAGCTGGAGAAGAATATAAGATATACACATATACAAATAAAGGAAAAGAAAATGAAACAAAACAAGAACTTGGAAGAAATAAACTATTCTATGATGCGTATATAAAAGATTATGTAAATAGTATAAATAATGCTGAAACACAAGCTCCTCCAGTGCCACAAGATACTGAAGGAAAACTTTATATATCTGGAAATTTTTATAATTCTCTTGAAGATTATCAAAAAGTAGTTAGAGAATTACAAGATAATCCAAATTACCAAAACGTAGTAGATCAACAAACAGGAGGAATAAAAAAACAAATGGGAGGATCTACGATGAGTAATCCTAGCATGTATGCAAGGATGCAACAATTACCTGGAGGAGTTATGCAGCAAATACCAGGATCAGATGCAGTAGAGTTTATAGGACAAACTCATGATCAAGGAGGTATTTTAATGGATGCACAAACAGAGGTTGAAGATGGAGAAACAATGGACAAAGTAATTATGAAAAAAGGAGGGGAAAAAGATTATTTCTTTTCTTCGTATTTAAAAGAAGGTGGTCAGTCTTATGCTGATATGCATAAAGAAATACTTTCAAGAGGAGGAAATCAAGAAGAGATTAATTACTTAGCTTCTATGCAAGAAAAAGCTGCTAAAAGAAATCCTAATAAAATAGCTAAATTAGGAGGAGTAATGATGTATGCAGAAGGAGGTGCAAAAGATGATATATCTAAAAAAGAAAAGAAAGAATTTCAAAAAGAAAAATATAAATATTATAATGGACCTCTTTCTTTTAGAAAATGGAATAAACAAAATCCATTTAATATAGAAGAATATATGGAATATATGAATCCTGTAGAAGAAATAACAGAAGAAGCGCCTGTAGAAACTATAGGACTTAGACAAGATCTTCCAGGAGCATATGGATATAGAGCAGATGCTGGAGATGGATATACTATTTGTCAATCTGGTAACTGTCAAGATGGAACAGGAGTTATGTATACATATTATAAAGAGAATCCAGATGAATTGGGTGGAGGAACAGATGGAACAGTAATTGGTATGTATGAAGGAGAATTTAAAGATGGTAAGCCTGTAGGTCAAGGAAAATTTACATGGAATGATATAGATCAATCTTTAGAAGATGGAGTGCCATTTGTAGCATGGCAGTATTCTAGCGAAGGGCAGTTTGCAGTAGATAATACAGGACATCCTGAATTACAAAATGGAGTTAAAGATTGGGGAGATCTTGGCGTGTCGTCAGGAATATTTACTGATGGTAAATTAACTTCTGGAATGTTAGTTAAAGGCGGTGAAACTACTAATTATGAAGATGGAGAAACAACTAAGAAATTTTCAAAAGAATTAAAAACTAATTTAACAGATTTAGGAATATTAGAAAAAGTTCCTTTTAAATATTCACAAGGAGATATTGGTACTGAATACAAAGAAATGAAAAATGCTAAGGGTTATACGCAGCCTACAAAAGACGAATTAAATGCGTTTGGGTATAATAGTTTTGATGAGTTTAGAGCAGATTATGAAAGACTAGTAGATGATTCTTATGATTGGAAAAATATTACACACTGGGGTAAACAACATGAAGATGCTTTAGGAGAAATACAAAATGCAATAGAAAATAATTCATTTACTACAACAGGTACATTTATTCCAAAAGTTAAAAAGGACCTAAAACTTGATGAAAGTAAAACAATTATAGGAGATTATATAAATACTGATGGTACAATTAGACCAAAATGCCCTTGTGAACCTATGTTATTTGCAGATCAACCAGAATGTGATTGTGAAGATGCTGATGATAATAATACTAAAAAAAGTAGACTGTTTGGATTTGACAATAAAACAGTTCCAGGGCTAGCTATAGCTTCAGGATTAGCTCAAACAATTCCTGCTATATATGCAATGACACACAATCAACCAACTCCTGATCAAGTTCCATTTGCATCTGGAGTTACAAGTCCTGTAGTACCAGGAAGATTAAGAGCTGAAAAATTAAGTCATGTTAATATGAATCTTGAAAGATCAATGAATGACGCACGACTTAGAGAAATGAATCAGTTTATAGATACTTCTGGAGGAGGCCCTGCTAATTTAATAAATAGAATGGCAGCCTGGGGTAAAAAACATCAAGGAGATATGGAAATTGCAAAAGCAGAAAAAGAAGCTAATATAAATATATCAAATCAAAATGCAATGATGCAGAATCAAACAAATCTTCATAATATAAGAAATGAGCAAGAAGCAGCTTTAGGTAATATGCAAATGCAAGCGTCTGAAGCACAAAGACTTAACGAAGTAATGGCTATTAATACTGCAGCTAAAAATAAGATTAAAGATGATGAAGAATATATGAAATATGCAGGAATTATATCTGCATCACAAGGAGTAGGTAGTATATTTGGAGACATGTTAGATTATCAAGGAGATATGTACAGAGCTGAAGGTTACGATATAGAGGGTACTACACAACGTATGTTATTAAGAAGACATTTAGGTAAAAATCTTAAAGATCCAAATACTGGAGCTTCATTTTGTGAAGGATGTACACAAGAAGATATAGCTAAATATTATAATACTTTTTATCCAAAACAACAATCAATTATATAAAACATGGCAAGAATAAATATACCAAAACCAATAAGTACATATAGAGATTTAGGAACAGTTGAATTAGCTAAATTAGCTAGAAATCAATATATAGAAGGATATTCTGCAGCTGATGAATTTTCAAACTCTGTACATAATATGCAATCTTTATCAAAAGATGATCATTTAAAAAATAAACTTTCTACTGAATATACACAAATGTTAGAAGGATGGTCTGACCGTGGAGATTACGAAACTTTAGGAATAGCTATAAATAAAGGAGCTAATCAATTTGTTAGAGATTATTCGCCTATAGAACAAAGTGTTAAAAGTAGAACTGAATATCAGGAAAGATTACAAAAAGCATATGAAGATGGTAATATTAATTCAAGAACTTTAAGGGATAGATTAGCTCAATCAGATTATATGTATCAAGGTATTCAATATGGAGAAGATGGATCTTTAGATCAGCAGTCTGTTTATAGTGGTAAACAATTTTATAATGATGTAGATATTACAGAAAAAGTAATAGAGAGAATGAAAAGTATTAAGCCTTTTATTCGTGAAAATTTAGGTACTGAAGTTCCATATAATGAAAATATGGAAATTACTACTACTCAAGGATTACGAGGAGAACCTAAATATTGGGTTACAACTAAAGGTAAAACATCACAAATTCCTGATAATATAATTCAAATGGTTGTTAATGATGTAATGTCAGATCCTGATGTTTCTGCTTCTTTAGCGCAACAGGTAGAATTAGATACATATCAACTTGGAGAAACAGATCCAACTACTGGAAATTCTCGTGCATTAGATTATATTACTAAATTAATAAATAAAGGAGATGTTAAACAAGAAGAAATAGCTCCTATAGTAGAACAGATGGGACCTCTAGTTGCTTTACAAAATTTATTATATCAAGATGCTGTTAATAGAGAAACACAATTAGCATTAGGATCTTATGGTGGAGTTAGACAGCAGTCACATGGACAAACAATTGAAATAGATGATCTTTATAAATTAAACTATAAAGCTAAAATAGATAAAGCTAAAAAAATAACAACAAGTGCAGATGATGAATTATCTTATAGTGCAACTGTTAGTACAAAAGCATTAACTACTACTTTTGAAGAAGGTGAAGAAATGTTAGAAACTGAAATAAAAAGTATGAAATCTAACTTATCTAAAGTTTCACAGCATTTAAATGTAAATCCAGATAATATTCAGTATGATGATCAAGGTAATGAAATTCCAAGTAAAGGAGAAGGTTTAGCTGTAGGTGATATGGATCCAAGACAAATTTATGAAAGTGCAAATCAGTTAGTAGATGCGTGGAGAACTGCTTCTGCAAAAGCTAATATTATACCGTTAGATTATATGGGGTGGAGAAATTCAGGAAAAATACCTCCACAAGGAAAAGAAGAAGGTCAAGATGAATATTTAGCACGTTTAGATGAAGCATACAATGGATATGTAAATAATCTTAAGACTCAATCACAAGCAGGACTTACATATTTACAAAATACTGCAGCAATTAATGATTTAGATGTAGGTCAATTTAACAGTCTTATGGAAGTACTTTCTAGTAATACTACTACGTATGATGTAATTGATTCTAAACTGTATGGTAATATTGATGGTCTTAGTGTTCCTAATACTGAAGGATATGGTAATAATTTAAGTGTAGCTGAATTTAAAGATATTAGAGGTAATCAATTATTAGGAGCAGAAATGGGACATGAGAATTCTGACTTAAAAATTTCAGGTCAAGACATTGTAGATGCATATAATTATATGGCTGCAAATGATATGTTAAAATTAGAAATGGAGGGTGAAAGAGATTTACCTAAATCAATATCTCATTTAGGAGAATTACCTGAAATGTTCTATGCAGGAAACATTTTTGAATCTTTTGCATTTGCCGGTAATTCAAATGAAAATATTCATGGTTTAATTGGGGCCTTAGCTGAAATTAAACGAGGTCAAGGATACAAAGTTGCGGGAACTTACCAAAGAGGTACGGGAGAATATACATGGGCAGGAGTAGATAATGGGTATAGATTTGATGAAGGTAACCAGCAATATTCATTTAATTTAGGAATACAAGAATTTATTAATCAATTAAATGATGATACTAAGTTAACTAAAAATAAATTTAAAGAGCAGTATGCAAATTCAGAAGATGTTATGTTAGAGTCTTTTGTTATTACTAATTTTGGATCTAATTATGAAACATCTAGTATAGCTAAAAATGAGTTAGTAGATTTCTTTAAAGGTAATGCAATACCTCCTAACTTCTCAATAAGAGAAGCGCAAGGTCAAAGTCCTAATTTAGAATTTGAAGGAGGATTTATAAATTCTGAAAATGGCGAAAGTAATCATTTTGGATATAATGTAGAATATAATATTTTAGAAGATCAAATGGGTGTTTTAAATGTACAATTAGGAGATGATGGAGTTAATGTGTATGTACCTATTAAAATTACAAACTCTCCACCATCAAACAGTAATGCTACTGACCATAAAGGTAAAGTATTTAATATGTTAATTCCAACTAAAAACTTTAATCTTCCAGCTTTAAGTCAATATGTTAATAGTGCAGAAATGGAAATTAATACTTTATGGAATATGGGTGTAGCTAATAGAAATACTACATGGAGTCCTAAAAGATATTCAAATGTAACATTTAATTATAATAATGAAACTGTTGTTATTAATGGAGAAGAACACAGTAAACAAAAAGGATTATCAATTTTAGTACAAAATGAGCTTAATAGAAGAAATATTAAACAATAGCCAATATGCCAATAGAAATAGATCCAAATATACAGTTTCCTACTACAAAGGTTCCTAGAAATAAAACAAATGATCCTAAATGGGTAGATCCTAATACTCCACTTGTATATGGTCCAAAGAGTGGAAGAATAACTTCTCCTGCAATACACAGTCATAGAGACTTATCATGGAAATTATGGGATCCAAATTCTGGAGAATATGAAAACGTTTCAAAGTATAGTAAATATGGAGTTATGTTTAGTGCTTATGGGCCTTCTTGGCAAGAACAAAGAGCAAGAGGACAAAGCACTGGAGAAAAATGGAATCACGGACTTAAAAAAGCAGCTGTAACTACTGGAGGAGCTATTGTAGAAAATACTTTAGGTGTTATAGCTGGGGTAGGAGAATTACTAAGTGGTGGTCAATATCATGATAATTCTATTGGGCATATGGTAGATGGGTGGAATGATTGGGCTAGAAAAGAAATGCCTAATTATTATACTGAAAAAGAAAAAAATATGGGACTTTATGGTAGAATGGGAACTGCTAATTTTTGGGCTGATAAAGTTGCTAATGGTGCAGGATATACTATAGGGTCATTAGCTACTATGTACCTTACAGGAGGATATGGTCTTATAGGTTTAAGTTCTAAAGCATTAAACATGAGTAGTAAAGCTGCTAATATAACAAAAGCACAAAAAATATATAAACTATATAAATCAGCTCAAGGTACTAAAAGAGGAGAGAAATTATTATCAATGTATAGTAAAATGAATACAGGACAAAAGTTTAGAAATGGACTTTTAACATTAGAAGCTGGAGCAATGATGTCTTTAGCAGAATCTTCTGTAGAAGCTAGAGAAACTCAAAAAAATATAAAATCTCAATTATTAGAAGAAGCAAAAGAAAAATATCCTAATGGAGTACCTGAAAATGTGTTAGCAGAAATTGAATCTTTATCTCAATCGGCAGGTAATAGTTCTTTTGTAGGAAATATGACTATTTTATCTTTATCTAATATAGCTATGTTTAATAGATTTTTAGCTGGAGGAGTTACAAAACAAAGTTTAAAGAGTGGGGTTACAGGTGGAGGATTAACAAAAACTGGAACTAAAACTGTCGTAGATAAAGGATCTTCATCTTTTTTTGGAAGAGCTAGAAAATGGACAAAACCTTTAAGAAGAGGTGCACTTATAGAAAGTCTTCAAGAAGGAGGTCAATACGCAACAAACATAGCTTCTACAGAATACTATTCATCTAGATTTGACAATAAAGGAGGTATAACTATGATGCAAGCTCTTAATGAAGGAGTATCTAGAACATTTGGAGAAACAGAAGGATTAGAGTCAATGATGATAGGAGCTATAATTGGGGGAGTTTCAGGAGGTGTAACTGGAACAATAGGTCCAATAAAACAAAGAAATAAATTAGCAAAAAAAGTACAAGAAATTATTAATGATGATGCTTTTATGAATATTGTTGATAGAAGTCAAGCTAATGCACGTACTTCACATTTTTTAGACAAAGCTGATAAATATAGAGCTGAAGGGAAAGATAAGTTAGCAGATCAAGCTATGACTCAAGCTTTTATAAGTGAAATATCTACTTTAGATAATGCAGGAACATTAGAATTTTTTACAGAAAGATTAGAAGATTTTAAATCTCTTTCTGATACAGAATTTAAAAAATTATTTGGTATAGCTGAAGATACACAAATAGATAAAAATCAAGTTATTGATAATATGATAGAAGAAACTGAAAGCATAGTTAAAAGAAAAGATGCTTTAGATTTAATGTTTCCAGCTGAAAAAACAAGAGGTTTACCAAGACGTATGATGAGTGAAGAAGCTAAGGCTGAAGAAGACCAAAGAATTAAAGAAACAATGATTTTAAAAGATCATCTATTGCAAAATGCAGTATTTTTAGATCAAGTAGAAAATCAAAAAAGAGATAAAGCAAGAGAGATAGATGAATTATATCCAGGCATAACATTAAGTACTTTAGAAGAGCAAGCAGATTTAGCTACAGAAGAATATGATTTATTAGTTGAACAGTATATTAGAAAAGCAGGGGCAGCTGAAGAAGTAGATGAAAGTGGTACTCCTATAACAAATGAAAGTCAAATTCCTGAAGCAGATTTATTAGCTATGCATCAACAAGCTTTTGGTAATTTTGTTACTAGTGTAGCAGAATCTGTTAAAAATATTAATTTAAATCACCCTTTAGATAAACAAGCTTTAATGGGTAGTCTTCAAGAATACTATGGAATACATCGTAGTTTACAAGGTCTTATGGAGTCTTTTAATAGACTTCAAACTAATGAAGGTAAAAATAACTATATAAGAGCAGCTTTAATAGATGGAAAACAAAGTATAAAAGATGCTGGTAATAGAAGAGCTGATGAAATTTTAAATAATGAATCTGATCCTGACAATGCTATGGATAATATTCCTCCTAATGCTAGTAAAGCAAAAAAAGCTGAAATAGAAGAGGAAGTTAAAAGAATGAAAAAAGAAGAGCTAGCATTGTTAAATAAGTATGGAGATCCTGGAGTTTCTGTAGAAACTATAGATAAAGAAATTGAAAGACTTAAAAAAAATCTACAAGATATTAAAGATAATCCTAAAGCTGCTAAAGATTTAAATTTTAAAATTAAAGTTTTAGAAACTGTTAAAACTGTAAAACTTAGTCCTGAAACTTCTATAGCTGAAAAAGACGCTAAGTCTGAAGTTGCTACTGAAGAAGAAGTTACCGAAGAAAATAAAGTTGAGCAGACAGGAAGAGGAAGAAGACAAATTGATAGAATAAAAAAGAAATATGAAAGTGCAAAACAGCCTCAAGAAAAATTAGGTTTAATACAAGATTTTATTAATAATGTATATCAAGGTGCTGAGGCTACTCAAGAAGAAATAGATTTCTTTAATAATGAAATAGAAGCTCTTAAAAAAGAAGGGTTTGAACTACAAATGGAGACACAACCTGGGAATAGATGGAATGAAGGTATGAATGTAGAAGTTATATGGCGTCTAGATGATACTTTACCAGAAGGTGTTACAGTAATAGATAGAGTAGATGAGCCTGGCATTATGAAAGATGGGCAATTACAAAGAAGAGCAAAAATAACAGTAAAACGAGGAGAGAAAAAAGGAACTGAAAGACCTGCTTTAGTTGAAGCTAGAAATAAAGCTGAAGCTATACCAGGGACAGGGAAAAAGAAACTAGATACAATAAAAAAAGCTAGTCAAGCTCTTAGTGACTTTGATAATCAATTTACTAATCCTTTTAATCTTGCTGATTTAGCAAGTGAAGAATCAATAGTTTCTACTGAAACTGAAGTTGCTCCTATAGATCAAAGAGAGTATGAAATTCATTTAGAAGGTAATTGGGGTGAATTAAAACCTGGTTGGGGAGTATGGGAAGAGTTATCTATAGATGGAATAAAAATAGGAGATCAACGATTTACAGAACAAAAAGATATTTCATTTCTAGAAACAGAAAATAAAGATTACAGAATATTTACAATTACAGATAGAACATCTAGAGATACTTCAGGTAGAAGTGGAGGTGTTAGTGTGTCTATGGTGTTTCCTAAAGATACGTCAAGAACTTTAGCCGATGTTAAAGAAAATTTATTAACTTTGAACGCTGAAATACAAGGAACTAGAGATCGTATACATTTTGACAGCAAAGCAATACAGGCTATTCAAAGAATGGATATGAAAGAAATAGCTACTCCTACTGTGAATGAAGAAATAGTTATAGAAGATAACACTTCTAAAGAAGAAATAATTATAAAAGAGGAATTAAGTGCGGTAGAAGAAGATAGATTAAAAAACGAGCTAGAAACAGATGTACAAACAGATATATCAACTGAAATGGCTGAAGTAGATCAAATACCTATTACAGAAATGAATGGTTACTATCAAGATCTTTTAGTTGAAGAAGAAGAGCTTCGTAAAAGGTTAGAAGAAGAAGATGATAATTGTAAAACTAAAAAATAAATGGGCTGTAATGAAAATAAAATAGGCAGTATAGAAGCTAGACTAGCTAAAATTGCTAGAATGAAAGCAGCTTTAGAAGAGCGTTTGCAAGAACAAACTCAAAAAGATAGTAGTACTATTACAATTGCTAATGCTAAATTTGATAATGAAATTCAAAATGTTGAGGGAACAATAAGGCGTAATGTAACTATAAAAAATGAGGAAATTGTACCTGTAAAACGAAATCCTAATACTATAAATAATCTTCCAGATGAAGTAGATAATTCTAGATTAAATAGTCAACAAATTTTACCTGGAGATTTTGTAGATGTTGCGTTAATAGAAAATGACTATTGGGCAAACATTAAAAATGAAGTAGCAGAACCATGGATGGAAGCTCCTTTATATATTATAGACAAAGAAGGTAATAAATTAGATTTACTTGAAGCTTATAAAGAACATAATTTAAATACACACGCAAGAAAAGCAATATACGAAGCTTTACAAGAAGATAAAAAAGTTGAATTAAAAGTAGAATCTAAAATACCTAATTTTAATAATATTAGAATTGGGGGTATGCCAGTATTTTTTGATATTTCAGAACAGTTAAAAATGCATACTTTTAGAGATACTGATGGTAATTTTGTTACTGCTGTTAATGAAAATACAAAACCTATATTACTTGTTGCTACTGGTATAGGAAAAAATCCAAAATGGAATACTGGAGACTTAAGTTACTTAGAAACAAAAATACAAGAAGCTATTTATGGAGATTTAGGAGAACCTAAAAGATTACCTAAATCAGAACACATGGGTAATGTATTTGCTTTAAGTCTTACTCCAGAAGGTAAATACTCATACGTTAAATTAAGTACAAGAAGTTTATCTAATAAAGCATATGAATATGTTTTAAATGAGTTAAAAAATAATAGAAGTGAAAATATTAATCAAATTGTAGGTAATAATACATTAAAAGAAGTTTCTCATAAAGATCCTAATTTTTTATCTATTGAAACTATAAATATTGAAGAAAATAAAGATCTTACATTTATTAATTTTTATAGTCCTAAACATGATAAAGCTATAAGAATAACTTCTGAAGAATTTAATAAAGGTCTTAACAAAGAAGTATTTAGTTTTAATACTGGTAAATTTATTATAACTAATCCAGAAAAACTAGTACCAGATTTTAAATGGCAGACATCTAAAACTATAAAAGTATCTAAATCTGATAATGTTAATCCAGTAATAAATGAATTTTTAGAAGTTCTTAAAAATAAAAAGCATCAAATAGATATAGATTTATTAACTAGTACAGAAAATTTTTCTATTCCTGGATTTACTAAACCTTCAGGATATAATTCATATCAAGAATATCTTTTTGATGAAAATGCGCACGGAGATCCGTATGCTTATAATATACCTGTTAAAAATAATAAAGCAATTTTAAATACAGATATAAAAAATATAGAAGGTTCTATTTATTACAATACTCATGTAGTATTTAATGATGTACTAATAGATGGAAAATCGATATTAAGTGATCCTACATTAATGCCAGAAGGAGGACTAAATCCTGCTATAGCTCCTAAATTAACAGGAGCCCCAAAAGGTCAATCTGTAGGTCCTAAATTAAATAAAGGTCCTAAATTAGGTCCTTCTGAATTAGAAGATTTATCTGCTTTTAGTGTTACTGTAGGGAATAAAAAAGCACCACCATTAAATCCTGAAAGAGCAAAAGCATGGTTAGAAGAAAGATTTGGAAAAGGGTCTACTACAATATTACAAGGAGTTAATAAAATAGGTAATATAACTAGGCATGGATATTTTGAGAATATGGCTTTTTATTTATATCAAAATGCTAGAATAGGTGTAGAATATCATGAAGGATATCATGGAATGTTTAGAATGTGGCTTACTGACAAGCAAAGAGAAGCTTTATATAATGAAGCTAGAAAAAAATATGGTATACCTACAGATAAAGAAATAAAAGAATTAAATGATACTAGAGAAAAATTTGGACTAGGAAGATTACCTATAAAAGAAGCTGAAGAATTAGTTTTAGAAGAAAAAATGGCTGAAGATTTTAGAGAATACATGCTTACTGATGGAAACTCTTCCCCAGGAGGTAAAATAGCTAAATTTTTTAAAAGTATATGGAATTTTATTAAATCTATGTTTACTGATAGTATGAGTATTAGACAGTCTTATGAAATGCTTGAGTCTAATGTAGTTCCTGTAACATTTAAAAGGAATATTCAAAGATTTTCAGGGGATACAGCTAATTCTATAGAAGGATATACAGATAAAAATATAAAAGAAGTACTAGATTATTTAACAGCTAGATATAGAAAAACTATAAATGATTATCAAGCAAAAGGTAAAAAAGTTCCTTATAAAAGTTTAAACACTAGAATAAAAAATTCTGTATTAAGAGAAGCTTTTTCTACTACGGAAGGTTTACCTATAGAAGGACCTCAAGATTTAGAAGTATTGAGACAATGGTATGATTCAAGATTTGACGGATTATTAAAAGATAATAATATTGTTAAAGCTTCTCCTCAACCTATAATAGGAGAGCCAAAAACTCAAGGATATCCTGCACAAAATAATCATGATTATTTAATAAGTATTTATGAAAATTGGAACGATATAATTGATAATTCTAATACTGAAAATTTAAGACGTATAGGATTTGAAAATTTAATGCAAGATACACTAAGAGCAAGAGGTTTAAATTTAAAATTAGGAGAAGTTATATTAGAAGAAATAGAAGAAGGCTCAGCCTATGAAAGAATATATTCTAGATCTAGAGTAGAAGAAGATATGAGAAGTAAAATAGGATCTAAAGTAAAAGAATTCTTATCTACTATTCCTACAGGAGAAGCTTCATATTTAGGGTATGAAGTATATATGGAATTTGACAAAGTATATAAAGATATACAAAATCTTTTAGCAGATTCTGCCTCTTTCCCTGTAATGCTTAAAAGGTTAGAAGATGCAGGACCATTAAAACCACATTTAGCTGAAGTACATAAAAGATTAAAAGAAACAAAAGATAATAATTTAAGAGCAGCTTTTGCATTTACTTTTAAACAAAGTAAAAATAATTTCTTTTTAGTTAAAGAAACTGTAGAAGGATTACAATTTATAAATTCTGATCGTAATGCTGTTGAATCTAGACTGTTAGACCAATGGAGAACTAATTCAGTACAGTATGAAGGATTTCCAAATGAAAGACATTTATATAAAATAAGACAAGTAAGAGATAATTTAATTTATACTCCTAATAAAAATAGAGTTAAAAAAATAAATTCTACTTTTGACTCAATGAATAAAATATATGATGCTAATCCTACATTACCTGTTTCTGAAGAAAGGATTGAAGATTTAATTAATTTTTTATATATGCTTGGAATAGATATAGGAACTTCACCTGAAATATCTAAAAACCTATTAAGTACTTATTTTAGAGAAGGATCAAGAGATTTTTCTAAAACAGGAGAAAAATTAAAAGAAGTAGCTTTATATAAAGCAATGTTAGATAATAATACATCTACAGAAATATCAAGACTTGTAAAAGGTCTTAATGCTAATGAAAATATTTATAATAATTATAGAGGAGTATTATCTAGATTTGTTAACATAGCAATGAAAAGTGATGTAGATATTTTTACATCCTTTATGAATGTTAAAAATAATTCTATGTTTCCTATAAATATGCCAACTGTATTTGATGATTTAATTTTAAATTTAAAAGGAAATAATAGAAACTTTTTTACACCTTATTTAGAAGATAGTTTTTATAACCCTTCAGAGTATAATACTGCTGCAAGATCTTTATGGTTAACAATATATGGAGGACTTGCAGGTAATTTTTCTACGGAAGCTAGACAAAATTTAAAAGCTGAAACTTTAGATGGATATAAAAAATTTAGCGGTAGAGGTTTTGATTTTGGTGAAATGAATGAATTACAATCTGCTTATATAAGACTTGGATTATTTATGGATAGATCTGGTAAAAGAGGATATGTTAATATAGTTGCTCCTAATTTTTCTGATAGATCTAAATTAAAAAAATATTCAGTTCCCTCTATAGATACTATAACAAAAAAATTAAATATATCTGAAAAAGATATAATAAAAGGTATTATAATTCAAGATTTAATGAGGTATCAACAAGCAGAATTAGATACTCAAACTGAAGAAGAAGGAGGATTACCAGTCAATCAATTGATACCTGGATTTCATTATTTAGAAACTCCTGGAGATGGTTTAGGTAGAGCTTTTCAATTAATGCAATTTACTGCAGTTGAAAATTCTGAAATATTTGGAACAAAAGTAGAAAAATATTTAAGTGATGTAAATTGGGAAGATTATCTTAGTGGAAATCTAATGTCTATAAATAGAGAAGCTGTAGATCAAGCTTTAAATACTCAAGTAGAAAATGTTATTGAGTCTATGAATAATAATATTGAAAAAAATATGAAATATTATACTGATCAGGGACTAATGGCTAAACTTAATAAGTCTTCAACTAATCCATATACAAGTAAAAGAGAATTATTTAGACAATATGAATTAAATAATATGATTCATAAAATAGAACTTCAAAAATTTACTAGAGGTGGAATAGCATTTAATAAAAGTTACACAGATTTTTCTAAAAGATTTGGTAACATGGAAACTCCTGGATATAAATTATTAATAAAAGGAGAGTTAAAAGATGAAAGTTTTGGATTTTATAAAGAATTTAATGAAGGTTTAATAGAAGACTTTTTTACTACACCTTTAATTTATGATGAAATTGGAGAATCTATTACAGCTACATTACAACAACAAGGGGATCCTGAAGCTGAAAGTCTAGGTAATTTATATAAAGGAGGACAGTCTAATAAATCAGATGCTTTTGGAGTTGTGTCTATAGATTTTTATAAAGCATTTCAGCAAGGAAAAGGAGAATGGCAAAAAGAAGATGAAGAAGCATTTCAAAATTATAAAAATGGAAAACCAGGAAGTAGATTTTTTAGAGACAATAGTGGCAGGCGTAGAAGAGTAGCTCCTATTAAAACATATTTTGATGCTATGATTGTTAAAAATGGTAGTATGATTCCTAGTAATACTAAAAATTCATATATGGTATTATTAGAAGAGTTTACACTAAGTAATCCTACTACAGAAATGATAAGACAAAGACTAGAAAAAGAAAGTAATTTCTATCATTTACCTGAAATGCATGTATTAAATACTGTTAGTACTAAAAAATTAGCCTATAGTGGCGTAGAAGACCTTAATAATAAAGATAATGTATTAGAAAAATTAACTAATATGGCAGTAACATCTCATCCAGGTTCTTCTTTAAGAATTCCTCAAATAATTCCAGAAAAAAATAAAAATTCTGGAATATTTGCTAGGCAATTTATGATAAATATTATAGCTAATATGGATTTAAATAATCCTTCTCTTGATTATAATGTAAATGAAAATAGATCTAATTCTCTTTCACTAAATGCAAAACAAGTTTTTGATTTATATCAAAATTCTATTGTAAATATGATAGATAATAGCTTTAATGATTTTATTACTAAAATAGGTTATAAAGGTTTAATAAATGCAACAGGACATGAAAATAGAATAGAATCACAATTAAATTTATTTAAAAGTTTAAGAGAAAGAATAAGTGAAGAATTAAAAGAAAGAGAATTATCTAATAATTATACAAATGCTTTAAATATAGAAAAAACAGAAAAAGGAAATTATAGATTTAAAACACCACTAGCTTTTCCTTTTATAAAGCGTAAAACAGAAAGTCTTGTTATGGGAATGCTTAAAAAAGATATTGCTAAGCAGACTATTAATGGAGGAAGCGCTAAGCAAATTGCAGAATTGGGAGGACATATAACTTATGAACAATCTACAGGTCTACCAAGTAATTGGACAGAATTAAAATTTATTAGAAATAAAGATGGAAGTATAAAACATGCAGAAGTAGCTATACGTGCAGATGTTGCTGCTCGATATGGTCTTAAACCAGGTCAAAATTTAAACTCTATACCTGAAAGTTTAAGAACTTTAGTAGCATATCGTATTCCTAATCAAGGTAAAAATTCTATGCTTCCTATGATTATTAAGTATGTATTACCTGAAAATTATGACCAAGCAATTGTTGTTCCTGGGGGAATTACAACTCAACAAGGAGGTGATTTTGATATTGATACATTATATTTAATGATGCCTAACACTAGAAGAAATTCTCAAACGAATAAAATAGAAAAAATAAATGTAGATTATAATAAATTATTTCTAGATGGTCAATTAAATTATATAGAATTAGAAAAATTAAATAGACAAGAATTAGAAAATATAATAATAGATTTATCAGAAGCTATTCTTAGATCTAAAAAACACTTTAAAGAAGTTGTACAGCCTTTAGATTCTCCGGATCTTAAAAATATTGCAGAAAATATAAAAGAGGTATTAAATTTAGAACAAACATTTGACCATAATGATTCATTTTCAGAAATACAATTAGAAAGAATGAATAAAGACGGTAATAATGGAATTGGTATTTATGCAAATGCGCTATCCGGTAAAAATATTGCTGTTTATTCTGAATTACATTTAAAAGCAGGATTAGCTCCTATTATTGATAATAAAGAATATAATAATTTACAAGTATTTAAAGATGATAAAAGTACTTCTAAACGTACTCCAGACAGAGAAAGTGAGCTTATAGAGTATAATATATCTAAAAAATTAAGTTCTGCAGTAGATAATGCAAAAGCTCCTGATATGTTTTTTAGAAATGATAATCTTTTAACATCTCCTATAAATACTTTATTTGATTCTTTAGGAATTAATGAATTTACTACACATGATTATTTAAATCAGCCTATTATTAAAATGTTAACTAAAGTGTATCAAGATGGTGAGTATACACCTAATATGTTATATGAAGCTGCAAGTGCAACTTGGGATCAATATATAGATAAATATGATACAGGCGCATCTTTGAATATGCCATTCTCAGAACTTACAGATTTTGGATTTTCAGATATGTTTACTGAAAAGTTACAAAATATATCAGAAGAAAATATAGATCATGAAGATCAACTTGGATATCTTAATAATTTTTTATCATTTCATAAAACAGGTAGAGAATTAACAAGTGCTTATGTAGTTCTTAATCAAGATAAAGGTGCAGATCAAGCTAGCTTTGGAGGATTACTTTCTTTTAAAGGAAGGAGAAATGTTTTATTACAGAATGATACTGTAAAAGGTTTTGATTCTGTATTAGATGGAACTTCATACCCTTTACAAGCTGCTTATAAGACATTAATTGACCAAATGTTAAATTTTGGATCCGAGTTTTTTATACACAATAAAAGATCTGTAGTTAAAACTAAAGCTACAATAGCAACTTTATTAAATAAAGAAAATTTAACAGATGTAGATCATAGAACTATTGAAGATGCTATGCTATTATACATGATGTCTAAAAATGATAGCCCACTAAGTTCTATATTTACAGATTCAAAAATAAATGAATTATTAAGAGGTAATAAAACTAATTTATTTGCTAAATTGCAAAAATTAAAATTAGAATTTCCAGAATTGAATGAAAATGCATTTATAAAAAACGTAGTAGAGCACCCAGAAAATATAAAAGAAGGTTCTCTTTTAACAAGAGTTAAATTTCAAAATATATATTCATTTACTAAATCTGAAGTAGATTCTTTTATTAGAAGTTTTGGTAATTTAATGGTTCATGAAAATCCTCAAATAAGAGAAATAGCTAATGATTTTATAAGTGTTTCTTTATTAACTAATGGTTTTACACCTAGCCATGATAGTTTTATAGATATAATACCTGTAGAAGCATTAAAAAGATCTTCTAATTATTTTTATGATCAATTCGATCTGTTAGACAATATAGAGTATTTTGATAATGATTTTGCACATGATTTTGTACGTAATTTTTATTATACAGATATAGTAAATAATATTAGAGTTTCAAAAAACGTTGTAAATTCTAATGTAATCAAACTTAATTGGAAAGATAGTAGAATTTATTCTAAAAATTTAAATAAAACAGTAGATTATTTTACTGTATCTAATAATCAAGGAACTAAATTATTTGTTAAAAATGCAGAAGTTGGAAATGATGTATTTTATGAAAGATCTACTACAAAAGGTATACCACATGGATTAAAAGAAATAAATATAAAAAATTCTGAAGGTATAAAAATAGAAAAATCAGTTATTCAATCAAATTATATAAATAAAAGTAATACAAAACCTGGACTAGCTCGAATACATGAAAATAAAGTTAATGAAGCAGTTGCAGATAATGAAGACGCAATTAAAAGATGTATAAATATAACATAATACTATGAGATGTAGATTTTATTTACACGGGAAACCTAGCCAATTTTTAACAGATTTATATAATGCTGTAGAAGAAATAAATCCTAATTTAGGTATGATACATGATATACTTAAACATTATAAAGTTATACAACAAAGATACGGTAAGATGTTTATTTACCAAGGAGAAGATTCTAGTATAGCTTTAAATCATGTTCGAAGAATAAATAGAAGATATCCTAATTTAATAGCTTATGAATATAAAGGTCAAACTAGTAATAGGTTTGGACGGGAAAATAATGAAAAATATACATTTGAGATAAATACAGCTGTTCTTAATAATGTAAAAAATATGAGTTTTCCTGAAGACGCTATAGAAATAGAAAAGGAAGAACGATTAGCTGCTCAAGCTAGAGAGGAAAGGGATATGAAACTTGCTGAACAATCATTATCAGAACAAGTTAGGAGAGAAAATACATCAGAGAATAAAAGTTTATTTGGAAAAGAAGAAGAAAAAAGTGAATCTGTAAAAAAAGCAGATAAATTAAAACATCATTTTAAAGGAGTTGGAGTAGATATTAATGTAAATTTTACTAATGATTTAGCACCTAATGTTTCAGCAGATATTACAGGCACCGGCCCTAGATCTGCAGATGTAAGATTAAATAATACATATCTACAAGATGATGGTGTATATCATGAATTTGGACATGCTTATATAGATCTTCTTGGTATAGATAATACTTTAGTTAAACAGGCTTTTAAACAGCTTAAAGGGTCTGAATTAGAAAAAACAGTACTTAATTCTTATCCTGGGTTAGAAGGTGTAAAATTACAAAAAGAAGTATTAGCAACAGCTATAGGATTAGAAGGAGCTAAGGTAGAAAAAAAGAATCCATCTAAAATACAAATTTTATTAAATAAAATATTTAGAAGTATTGGAAAATTATTAGGTATAAATCAAAATGCTGCTGCTATATTAGCTGAGCAAATGTTTGCTGGAGAAATAAGATCTAAATATCTTATTGGAGAAATAAGTGGATTTACACAAGAATCTAAAGATAGAAATTCTTTACAAAAGAAAATTGATGATGTTAGAATATATACGAGAAAACTTAAACGAATAGCAGAACAACGTAATGATGCAGCTAGTCAGGCAAGAGCTGAGGCACTAGAACAAACTTTAGAAAATATAAAATCACTAGAAGATTTTATATCTTTTATAGATATGTCTGCTAAAATAACTTCTAATATTGCAAATAAATATCAGTTATTACAAAATAAAATAAAAGCAGGTGAAAAAATTGAAACTTCAGATCAAGCTACTTTAGCTGAATTAAATCAATATATACAGGGTTTTGATATTCTAGAAGGATTAGAAGTACTTTTTACGGAAGAAAAGCAAAATAGAGTAAAACAAACAACAGCTTTTAATACAGCATATGATAAACTTGGAGCTGTTGTTAGACAAAGAAAATATTTAGAACAGCAATATATAGATATTGCAATTCCAATACAAGCAGAGTTTTTATCTCCATATATATCTCAAGAAGTTAATGAAAATTTAGATAGTTTAATACAAAATATTGATGAGCAAGAAGGTATTGATAATAAAGTATTAGCTGCAAAAAGACATTTAGATAAAAAAGATAATAATTGGATTCAATTAAATAAAGATCTAAAACAAAAAAGAATTTCTGAAGAGGAGTATAAAAATAATCTTATATCTTTAGTTAAAGAGCAGTTAGAAAATAAGAAAATGCATAAAAAAACATTAATTCAAATTTTAACAAGAGCTCATAAAGATGGAAGTACTTTTTCTTATTGGATGGATCCATTAGTTTGGTCTAACGATAATGCTATACAATTATTTGCATTAGCAGTTAAAGATGCATTATATGAAGGAGATGAAAAAAGTAGAGAAACTCAATATAAAATTCAAGAATTATATAATAATTTCACTGAAGGAGTTACAGGAATAAACAATGTTCAAAAGTTATATGAAGATTTAACAGAAGATATTAAAACTTGGGTAAGAGATGAAGATGGAAGTTATAAACAGATAGATAGAGCTGGATGGGTACAAGAATTAGATATGCCTAGATATCAAAAGAATAAACAACAAGCAGTCGAGCAAGCAAAAAACAAAACTTATTTTAGGGAAAGAAAGGATTTTGAAAGCGATGAGCTATTTGAAGACTATAAAAATAGTATAGTGGATTATAAAGTTAATGGTAAAGTTGTATATAAAGCTCAAACTAAAGAAGAAGCTTATAGATTAGTTAGAAGAGCATTTGGAGAGGCAATGGGGAAATGGAGACAAGAAAATACAGTACCTAAAAGAGATGCTCAAGAAATTATGAGAAAGCATGAAGATAAAATAGCTTATGTTTATAAAGAAATGAGACCTCTTCAAAAAAAGCTTGACGATAATACAATAACATCTATAGAAATAGAAAAATTAAATTCTTTAGAAATAGAATTAAGTATTTTAGACAATTGGAGACAAACTAATTATTATGTTAACCCAAGATATCCAGATAGCTTAACTCCTAAAGGATCGTTAGTACAACCTTCACAAGGAGAAAAATTAGCAGGTGGTAAAAATAGAGTAGATTATACTAATTCTAAATATAAAGCTATTATGGCTGATCCTAGGAAGAGAAAGTTTTATGAGGGAATGATATCTATATATAAAGAACATCAAGATAAATTAGGATCTGCAGGACATCAGTTAGGAAAAGATAGTTTTAGTGATATGGCCTATGCTTTACCGTCAATAAGAAAAGTAGATAAAGATAGAGCTATAGAACAAGGAGTACTTAAAACAATGAAAGAATGGTGGGTAGATGGAACAGATATAACTGATACTGATTATCATATATACGGACAAAGATGGGAAACTATTGGAGGTAAACAGCGTAAAGTAGTACCTGCTTTTTTTACTAATGCTGTAGATAAAAATGAAATAAGTTTAGATTTAACTTCTAGCCTGTTAGCATTTGTAGGTATGGCTAATACATATGAAGCTAAAGCAGGAATTCAAGCTCAAGTACAAATAATGTCAGATTTAATTGAACATAGAGAAACAGATTTAACATCTCCTTCAGGAATAAAAATTATAAATGATTTAGCAAAAGGACTTGGAATTGAACAAGCTAGATCTAAAGAAGGGCGTGAGAGTAATAACTTTAAACATTTAACATCTTTTTTAGATCAAAATGTATTTGGTGAAAAAGCAATTTTAAAACAATTCTCATTTTTTGGAAAGCAATTTGAAGCTAATAAACTATCTGGTAAATTAGCTGGATATACAGCTATGAATGCTTTATCTTTCAATTTATTACAAGGAGTTAATCAAAATGTACTTGATAATATAATTGGATATAGTGAAGCCTCTGCAGGTCAATTTATAGATAAAAAATCTTTACTTAAAGGTAAAAATACTTATTGGAGTAAAGGTGGAGCAATTGGAGATTTAGGTAAAATAGCTCCTACTACTTTTGTAGGACAAATAGCTGAAATGTATGATATGATTCAAGGAGAATTTAGAGATAATTTAGGTAAAAATGTAACAGGAACTAATGCTAAAAAATTATTTTCAAGTGATGCTATGTTCTTTTTACAGCACGGTGCAGAACATGAAGTTCAAGTAAGTAGAGGTTTAGGAATGTTGGCATTTATGAAAGCTAAAGATAAAAAAGGTAAGCAGCTTAAAAATCCAGATGGTTCTGATATGACAATGTTAGATGCACATAGTCAAGATAGCAAGGGTAGAGTAAAAGTTGATGAAAGAGTTGCTAATTTTGATAGAATGAGATTTATGAATAGAATACATGGTATAAATAAACGTACTAATGGTGTCTATAATGACTTTGATGCTGCACATTTAAAAAGACATTGGTATGGTAAATTAGCAATGTTATTCAGAGGATGGATGGTTCCAGGTTATAGAAGAAGATTTGGACACGGAGAGCCTTGGCATTCAGATCATGAATTAGGAGCAATAACTCAAGGAACTTATATGACTTTTTATAAAATGCTTAGAGACAGTATTAAAACTCAGAGTAATCAATATAAAAATATGTCTGAGCTAGAAAAACAAAATGTAAGAAGAGTATCAACAGAAATATACGCTTTAGCTACTACATTTGCAATTGCTTCTGCTGCAGCATTATTAATAGATCCTGACGATGAAGAGCCTAATAGCTGGGCTGTTAATTTCTTATTATATCAAAATAGAAGATTACGTTCTGAACTTTTCTTTTATGTAAATCCACATGAAACATGGAGATTAACTAAATCGCCTACAGCAACAATTAGACCATTAGAAAATATTGGAGCATTTGCTTTATCTACTTTAGAAAATATGTATTATTTTGGACTTGGAAATTTAGGGGGATTAATACCTGAAAAAAATATTTATTACCAAAGAAAGTCTGGAGCTAATAAAAAAGGTGAACTTAAATGGGATAATAAACTTGAAAAAGCTATTCCTATATTAAAAGGTGTTGGAACTAGTAAAACTCCTGGAGAAGCTATTAAGTGGTTTAATATGTAGGAAATTAACGGAAAAAGGGGGGTAAACAACCCCCTCTTTTTTTTACATAGACATTTTTAACAATAATAAATAACCAATTAAATCATCAACTGTATCCTCAGTTTCATCATTAATTCCTTTATTTTTTATCCTCATTATTTTATCATCAATTCTTGCACATAAAGCTTCAGTAGCATTAAGCTTACTAAATATACCAGCAGGATTTAATGCACTATTTCCATATGATTTATTTTTTGATTTTAATAAATCTGTAACAGATTTTGCAATAATATCTAATTTTTCATCAAATGGAATATGTGCTCCTTTATTTCTATCAGGTTGATAGTAGTATTTACTATGTCCAAGTGTATTATTCATAGAATAAGGAGTATTAAATTCCATTCCTTTTGGTGTAGACATTTGTACTTTGCCTTTACACCCGCAATCTTTATCTTTCATATTTTTAATTGTTTTTTAATTTCATAAGTTTCTAAATCATAAAGCTCATTATCAAAATCTATAGCAGTTAAAAGTTCAGAATTTAAGTCTATTTTAGCATCTAGTTTCTTTTCCATAGCTTTTCTTCTTTTTTCTGATTTCCATAATACATGCGCAACTTGATCATTCATTTCTAATCCGTGAAATTCTAATATATGAAATTTATAATTTTCATCCATTTCTGAATATTTACCTTGTTTTAATTTTTTATAGTTTTTAACATGCTCTTTTGGAATATCAAATATAAATAATACATGATATGGATCTATATCTATTTTTTCTGAAAAAGATCTAAAAGTTTTTAATGCTTTTTCAAACTTAAGGAATAAAGGATCTATTGAAAATTTATACAGTAATACTATACAATTTTTTTTATCTTCTATTCCAGTAAATGCATTCATAAATAATTTATTCCAGAAAAATAATCTTCTTTCTCCTCCTAGCATTGGTAAAATAAATGTAGAACTTTTTGTCCTTGTAGCAGTTAATAAATCATAATACATTACATTATTTTTTACAACTTTTTTAATAGTATTTATTTTATATTTGAATTTTTTAACTTCTGTAATACTATCAACTGTTACACATATACCATGTTCAGGACTTTCTAAAGATATTATTCTATCATCTATTTTGTGAGGTATTAAAGATGTTGTTCCCCCAGATACTCTGATAGCCAAAGCATTTATAGGAGTGTAAGTAAGTTCTGTACATTTTATTGCCATAGATCATCAGAATTTATAGGTTCAATTTCATAAATTGTAGAAGGATTAAGTTCCATATCTAGCTCTCTACGGACATCCGCTCTATCTTTTAGTATGTAAATAAGCTTAAAAGTTTCAGCAAATTTACTAATTCCTGCAGCATATTCAAACTTTTCTATATATTTATTTAAAACAAATTTTGGCATTTCATCAGTAGGTACATCTTTTAACCATGTGTCAGCTGTTTTTGGACCTACTTTTGGTATACCTTGAATACCATCAGTACTGTCACCCATAAGCATTTGTTTCCATAAAAATGTTAAAGCTCCTTTTGTGTCTTGTACTACCATTTCTGCTTTTCCATAATTATAATGTGTTCCTGCATTTTGATACAATACATCTTTATCAGGGCTACATATAACTGTATTGTCACCGTGATATATAGATACTAAATCATCTGCTTCTAATTCAGGAATAGATGTAAAATGCCATTTTTGTCTTAAATATTCTTTAATAGCAGGAAAGATAATAGGTTTATCTCCATATTTTCTATTTCCTTTATAAGGTTTAGTTTTAGCTGCAGCATATCTAAAACATTTACCAGATGTAAGAAATCCTGCATAATGTGTAGCTCCTACCTGCTCAAACATTTGATGTAATCTTCCGTCTAAACTTTCTAAGGCCTCTTCTAGGGTAGGCTTGCCCATTTCATAATAGATTAAACTATCGCCATCTATTAAAGCTGTTTTTTGTGTCATATTTTAATTTTTATTAGGTTAAACATATCAGGGGAGGAATTGTAATTACACACAAAGTATAACAGCAATTATAAATTATTTGTATTACTAACCTCCCCCTCTATGCATCAATTAAACACGAGTTGGAAAATCACTAAACAACTCTTCTCAGTTATTTCATGTATTTTCTATACTCGGGTTTAACTTGAACTTTAAATGTATACAATTCCCTATTATGGATTTGTATTTCTTGTCTACATTGTACTTCTAATGCTCTAAAACATCTTGAATCTAGCATACCTTTATCTTCAAAATATTTAATAGCTCGTTCAGCATTAAAATTAGATAATGCATGTACATCATGTTTATCTAGCCAGTACTGAACATCTTTATTTCTATTATAGTGATATGATTTCTCATCTAAAAGACAAGAATATGTATATAATAAATACGGCTCACCAGTAGGATCAATAGTTGGGATAATTTTACCAGCCATTTCTAATTCTTCCGCAGAAACATTATACCCATCTATCATCTTTTTAAGATCTTCCATTAACTCTTCAGTCATAGGAATTCTATTAGCAGATTGATTAAGAATAGTATCAGTTTCAATTACTTGTAGTTCACCATCTTCAATCATACTAGCTAATATAATAGACATTTTACTAAAGCAATAGCTGTCATAAGGAGCACTAGTATAATCTATGTTCCACTGCCCTTGATCAGCTAAAGCTCTTTTATCTAATAAAACATTATTACCAGTATCATTATGATAATCTTGAACTGCTTGTCTATGCTCATTAGAAAAATATCCATTATATATTTTAAACATTAGTTTATTTTGTGGAATATTATCTACTTGAGTATATGTGTCATAGAAATTAGTATGAGGTATAATAAAATCAGCTTTTTCATAATCATTAGTAACACTAATCTTATGTTCTTTAAGCGCTGCTTTTAATCTCTCAGTTGATACATTATGCATTGGTAATATAAAAGCTCTTTTAACTTGAGTTAAATCAGATGTTGTTTCTGTTTCTAAAAGCTCTATTATTTTATCATATTGAGCTAATGATTCTGATAAATATACTTCTTCTATTAACGTATTATTTACCATAAATCCAACTTGGTTACCGTCTTCGAATCCCAGATCAAGCAATGCCTGATCCGGAAATCCACCTGCGTGTATATTTTTACTTGCCATAATTATTTAATTGTCATTTTGACGATAGCTGGATTCATCATCATTTTGTTAAACTTCTGCTTATTTCCAGTAAATATAGTTCTAACTACTAAATACTTTAAATCATTAGTAAAATAGTCTTTTGTGCACAGATTAATAAGACGCTCTTGCATTTTTGGCGTTACAGTGTCTGTTTTTGAAAAAGCAACAGAGAAATTAGCTATTCTTGTAGCTAAAAGACTAGCTATATCAGCTCTATAGTTATCGTCTTTACCTATACACTCAGTTACTTGAGCCAATACTTCTTCTGGTCCAGTTACTATTTCTTTAGGAGTTATTAGCTTATCTAATTTATTATTGATAAATGTGGTAAACATAGATGCAAACTCATTACCTACGCTACCTTCACCAATCATTTGAATTAATGGCAACTGTTCCTCAAACTTTTTAATACTTGATATACTGTTAAAGAACGTTGAAATAGAACGGGCATTAGTCTCTTGCGTTACTAGCTCAGGGTGCATAAGCAAGAAATTAATACATCTAGTGTCTATTTCATTTTCTTCTGCCCATCTAGCCCATACATCTATATCAAATTTAAGATTAGCTGTGATGTAACGAGTTTTCTGCGCAGAATCTACAGAGTTAACCATATAATCACCGTTGTCAGGATTAGCAGTCAATATAATATGCCAGTCTTTAGGTAAGGTCCACGAGATATAAGTCTGCCTGTCTACTAATTCCATGCATGCTTGGATAAATCTTGTGTCTGCACGATTCCAGTCGTCAAGTAGTAATACACCACCAGCTTTCTTATCAGCAATCCATTCCGGAGCTGAGTAAGACATTCTACTTTTACCTGTAGTTTGAAAACCTAGTTTAGAATGGTCGTTAACAGCTACCTCATCTACCCATTTACCTATTTTCTTACCATCTTTACTAGTCCACATTTGAAATTGTTTAATAGGAAAACCTACTAAGTCACCTAATTCTTCTATCTGAGCTAGGTTAAGTTTAACAAAGTCTAAACCATGTTTAGCTGTCATGTCCATAATACTAGTAGTTTTACCAATACCGGACTCACCTACCACTTCTATTGCTACAGGCTTCTTACCGCCTGCCTGTAAGTGACGGTTGTTTGTTATGATGTGTCCTACAAAATCTTGTAGTTCATCAATGTTTAAATTTACTTCATTCATGTTTAATTGTTTTAATTTAATTGTATTTTTATTCCAGTTAATTCCTCATTTATTTCATAAGCTTTAGAGCTATGTACCCATAAAGCGTTTTTAGGGCAATTTTCAGGATTGCTTGCTTCACCATCTGTAAGACATATAAATCCTGAGTACTTATTTTTAGGATCATTGTAATGATCTACAACATCCTGAAAATCTGTACCACCTCTACCTTTAATTTCCCAATTTTTCTTAGGATCAAAATCAGATACATCTGTAATCTCTGTGTCAAATTGTGCAACAGTAATTTGGTTACCAGTTTTATGCATATGTGCTAACTCGTGCATAAACTCTACTAACTCTTCACTGCTAACAGATCCTGATGTGTCAACGCCTACTAGTACGTGATTCTTATGCTTAATCTTAAGACCTGGATTAGCTGCGTAACGTTTGTTATCTTTACGTCTAAGCTTTTTAGTATAGACTTTAGATGCATTGTTAACATAGCGTTTAAGAAAGGATTTCCAATTGAACTTAGGAGGCTCTATATGAAATAATCTTTCGATTATCTCTGCAAGTTCTCCAGGGATGGATCCACACTTCTTTTGGATCTCTTCTGCAGTCTGCTTCATCTGATGCTCATATTGCTTTTGTACTAACTTTTTCTCAGCTTCAGGTAAATCACCAATTTCTTTCCATTCTTTATGACAGTATTGGCTATTACCATCCATTTGATCTAAGATTTTCTGAAGAGCTTCATTACATGATCCACCTTTACCGTCACAGGTATCATTAAGTATATCATAATACACTTTAGTACCTGCTTTTGGGTGTTTATGTATCTCAGTGCCTGGAAAAGAATGTAAAGTTAATCCGCCTTCTGGTAACATATGCTTATCAATATATTGGTTGATTTCTATATCTGCCGCAATATTAAAAAGCTTTTTATTAGGATATTTGTCTGCTAGTATAATGTGTCCAAAAGCTATATGTAGTAGCTCATGTTTTAGCAAACCGTGCTGATGGTCCTCACTTAGATCTCCAAAGAAATCTGGATTAATAACTAGTCTCATCCCAATGCCGTGTTTTCCTACACCTGCGGTAGCGCAACTCTTAGTGAACTCTTTTTGTAGTCCAATAAGAAAGATACCGTAGAAAGGCTCTGAAAATATCAATGTCTTAGATATTCTAGAGAGTTGATCTTGAACTGTTCTCATATTTAATTGTTTTAAAATATATACCTAATTGTGTTCCAAGGTATAATTTGATTATGTAGTTGTTTGAATTCTCGTATATACTCAGCTTTCATACCAAGTTTGTATCGTATATTTTCTCCTCCATACTGAGAGCGTTTAATTTCTTGCTTATCTAAAACCCACAAGTCTATTTCTGTTTCAGGGTGTTTCCCTAAGTTAACTGTGTGCTTCTTAAAGTTATGTGTGAGAAAAATACATTCTGATAATACTTTATCTTTGTTTTTTACATAAGTATTTACCAGATTAAATAAATCTTTATAATCTTCTAACCACCCATCATACACTATAATAGGGCTGTAATTAACGTGTACATCGTAACCAGCATCAATAAATCTATCAATAGCTTTTAATCTATCTAATATTTTAGAAGTTTTAGGCTCATGTAAATCTGATTTATGCTGTGGCATTAAACTGAATCTAATGCGTATCTTACTTTGAGGGTTAAATGAAAGAAGGTTATTGTTGACATATTTAGTTGCAAAGCTGCCCATAGCCATGGGGTGATCTCTAAAGAACTCAAAGATCTTTTCCCATTGATGGTGTTTAGCGTGCAATGCAAAGTCTTCGTTACAACTAATATCATATGTTGTAAAGTCTGCGTGTGTTTGATTAGGTTTATCTACAGGTGTGAAGAAAGCATGGTTATTTATAGCTGTTAATATATCTCCTGTATTAGTTGCTACATCAAGACCACTATCTTTATGTCTTTTCATGTAGCAATAAGAACAGTTATATAAACAACCATAGCCAAAACTTGGACTAATAAAATCTGTAGATCTACCTGAAGGCCTAATAAGCATAGACTTTCTAGTGATCTTTTTTATCATAAGCCTTCGTCTCTTTTTCCGTCTGCCATCATTTCAGCATGTGATTCTTTTTGCAATTCTTCATATTCATAATCTTCCATAGGTTCACAATGATCTTTGCATTGATAACAAAGACCTCTGTCTTCATCCATTTTTGCTCCGCAACAATCGCTTACCATGTCAGATCCGTAACCATCATCTATAGGGTTACTTAATTTCCAGTTATCATAGTTCATAATTTTTGTTTAATTGATTAATAAAAAAGAAAAGATAGTATAGGCTTGCCGTTGATTCACACTTATCTTAAACTGCTCTCCATGTTCGCAGTAAAGTACTTACGCGCTTTCCTTCAATAAGTGCATCCGTTTTATCTGGACCTTCTATAGTGGCATCTTCTAACCACACGTAATGGGGCGGTACTCATGTTCGCACTATACTTTCTAATCTATAATTGTGTTATAAGTTCAACAACTTCATCTACTTGCTTTTTGTTTCTTGGCATAAAAAGCACATATTGTTTGTTGTTGTCTTTAAGATGTTTTTTAAATAGCTTCCACCTTAAAGGAAAAGACTCATTTGCATAGCCTTTTGTTTCGATAATAAATTTACCGTTGGGATCTACAAAATCAGGTGTATATGTTATAGGTCTGATTTTAGATCCTTTGTTATAAAGCTTTTTAGTTGTCCCTTCATAACAAGCCAATGGATAAACCATTGCAGGAAATATAGTAAATGTTTCCTCTTCGTATTTAACTTTAATTTTAGCTTCTTCTAATTTTTTATAACAATGTAACTCTAAATTAGATTTAAATTCGAGTCCTTTATACGTAGATTTTTTAGCATTCTTTACTTTAGATCTAGAGTACTTCCTCCTCATAATTCATTACATTAGTTTGAAGGTACCCTTCCAGACCTCTATTCTTATTCCAAATATACGCTTGACCACATCTAAGCGTTCCAACATATCCTTGTGTTTTATGCCATAAATCATTACCACAAATAGATGGGATAAATCTAACTTTAGTTCCCATATATTCATTAAGCATTTCTTTATGTCTATGTCCACAGTGTACTTCTCTTACTTTAGCTCTACTCCACATAGCTGGTTGCTCTGTAGCTATAAGTAAAGGTAATTCTTGAGTTTTTTCTTTATCACCGTGTGTAAACATAATCATATTAATTCCATATTCATAGTATTTACGAGCATCTAAGCTATTATCTACTGTTACATTCTTATTGTTTTTATATATAGCATCTAAAACTTCTCCTGCATAAAACATACGTTCGAAGTCATGGTTACCTTGTACAACAACAACATCAACTGGCGCAAACTGAGCTAAGTAATCAATTGCTTTACTTACTAGGTGCCAGTATCCTCTAAAAGATTCACGCCATCGCATATTATCTTGCTGAGGTGTACCTTTAGTAGTAGCTCGACTCATACCTTCTGAATTAAGTCCATCATTACCTACAGGTAATAAAAATCTATCTATTTCTAAACCGTCGGCTTTTTTATGTAGATCCATAATAGCTTGTATATAATGTTTTTCTATTATATTCATAGGCTCATCAGTTATCTTACCATAATGTATATCTGGGAGAGAAATCTCATAACAAATAGGATCCTTATGTTTTTTGTACTTAACTTTAGGAACTTTAACACTCCTAGTTTTAATATAATCTAATAAATCTGCTTTAATGTTAGGCATTTCATGCCACGAATTATGTGTAACAATACTAAATCTTTGTTCACCCATCATATTCTGCCAAAACTTTACAGATTTAACATCTGCTTGAGTTAAGCCATTTTCTTTAAGATGGTCTAAATATTTAGTACTGCCTTTTAATTCATTTCCATTATCGTTATTCATTCTATCCTGAATACATTCTGCGGAAGTAACAGTTTTTTTACACTCTTGAATTAATACAGGATCTACGTCCCAATGTTCTGCTAACCAATCAACTCCTTTTTTCTGATAACTTTTTTTTGTTTGTAGTTTCTCAATAATTTCATCTTTTGTCATTTATTATATTTTTAAGTTCATTAAAACTACCTACTTTGCTAACCAAATCAGAAGGATCTTTAGATTTGAATTTGTCAGGCAGGCAGATATTTTCGAAACCATATAAATCACAAATTTTATTAGCCATTATTTGGCCTGGATTATTTTCTTTGTTAAAATCGTTGTCATATAAAATTTCTATTGTATTGAATCTTGTTTTTAACTCACTTATTAAATTTTTATCAGGTATTTGCATTTCACTTTGCATAGCTATAGAATTATAGCCTGCGGCATATAAACACATAATATCTTTGAGGGAAGAAGTAATAATAAGTCGCTCCCCTTTATCTGGGAGTTGGTCATAGCCTTGTATATCTGTTTTCTTTGTATTGCTTAACCACTTATTTTTTTCTTCATAAGGAGAATAGATTTTATATCGATTTTTAAATTTAAAAGCATAACTGATTGATTTACACGTAAATCTATTGTTATTTATCCAAAAATGACTTATCGGTTCCACGGCAAAAGTATTAAGTATTTTTTTACTAACCAAATATTTTCGCCAAAAGTTCGCATCTTGTTTATTCCAAGGTCTTGCTTTCTTTTGAATTATTGTAAGTTTTTCAACAAGTTTGGGTTGATTTCTTCTATAGCCGAGATATCCCATTGTAAATAAGGATTCTTCTTTTTTATTACTTAAATTAAGATTAAAGTCGCAATCAATTATTTTAAGAGCGTCTATAAATGTACAATTATATTTAAATTGTACATAGCCAAAGCAGTTAAAAGTATGATCAGGATGTCCAAAATCTTTATAAAGTAAATTTCCATTCCACATGATAATAGATGCAGTTGGTGTTCTATCTTCACGTAAATCACTACAAAATTTTTTACTTAATTCTTTAAAACTAGGACAGTAATACATAAAAATGTCATACTCAGAAATTTTTCCAAGTATGACATCCGTATGTAAATGATCTTGACTGCTTCTTGATCTAATCATTAAAATGGAAGATCCTCTTCAACTGTTACTTTTTGTCCATTGTCTTTATTAATAACCCAGTCTTCATTTTCATCAACAGTATCAGGAGTTACCAATGTAGCTGTAGAAACATAAGGTCCCCAAGTTAACTCTGGACAAGCTCCAACATCAGCATTAAATGCACCATAATCATCATTAAGTTTCTCTATAAATAAATCATCACGCTGAGGTTTTACTCTACCAAAGTATTTAGTATATACTTTTTGATATTTACCATCTTTAACACCTATAAGAACTCTAACTTCATTAGTAGATAAAGCTTCAACTAAATGTTTAATTTCTGTTATAACTCCATTAGATATTGCAGGCATAGAATCAAAAGATACTTCATCTCCTGATGCTACATTAGCCCAAGCTTTAGTAAAATTAATTAACGTTTCTTCACCAGTATAAGCTTTTCTTTCACCTTCAGATTTCCACCATGGATATTTAAGTTCTCCTTCTTCATTTAATTCTTTACTAGGTTCAGTATTAGACCATGTAGATTGTCCAATAGCATTCATCCATTGATATTTACCTGCTTGAGAAACTCTAGGTTTATTTTGCATTAGTATTTCTAATTTAAAATTACCATCTGAATTAGCTAGCCAAAATACAATTTTATTGTATTCTTCTCCACTAAATTCTACTTTGTAGTTTGGTTCTTGTTTTACATTAATGTCCATTGCATGTAATTCCTCCATTGTTGGATTTACTGCTCTAACTTTTACATTAGTTAAACCTGAGTAAGTTTTAACACCACCCATTACTTCTTCTGTACTTGCATTACTTTGTATTGCCATTTTTTATTGTTTTTGATTATTAATTAATTTATAATTCGAACGTATCATCGTCCATTTCTAGTTCTTCTTCTTGCTGCTCTTTTACTACATTTAAAGTATCTTGAAAAGATGGAGGTTCTCCTAACTCATTTTCTAACTCTTCGTCAAAAGTTTCTTTTAATGTTTTACCATCTTCATTTACCATAGTTGTAAAAGCATCATTAAGAGCATCTTGAGCATCTTGATCAAGTTCTATTGGTTTTCCAGTTTCTGAATCTTCGGCTCTCCATTGAAGATCTTCATCAGGATCTGTAGGGCTAAGCAAATTTACAATATCTTTTTCAGTTTTTTCCATATTTTCTTGAATATCTTTAACTTCGTCTATAGTATCTTGTATAGCATCTTCTAAAGTCATTTGATTAGGATCTATAGCATCAGTCATATCATCTTCGAATGTAAAAGATAAAGGTTTCTTTTTACTAGGTCTTCTACCTTTAAGAAATGGATGCTTAAACATCTCATCTACTTCCCATGGTTTAATACCATACTTAATAGCCATCTCTGGTTTACTAATACCGTTTTTAAGATCTTGATCGATCATAGAAACAGTAATTTTTTCAGGAGTTTCTCCTGGTGTTACAGTTGTTTTCATTTTAATCATTTTTTTATGTTTAATTAATCTATAAATATATCTGACCAATTCATAGGCATGGTCTTACCTTTTAAATGTGCACATCGAGATCCTGCAGTTATATCATCCATAGAGTCAAATGAAACCATAGTTTCTTCTCCCTCTCTAAATATATAGCCAACAGCATCTGCATTAGCGCAGGTAATTTGCTTGATCTTACCAGTTAAATCAAGGTCTTTAACAGCAACCTCTTTACCTTTCTTTTCAAGCATCTTATCTTTTAAATGTCCAACTAAGATAATATGATCCGCTAGTTTATTCAGTTTATCTATCCATTCTTTGTAGGCCATTCTTAAATATAAATAGCCAGCACCGTTAGGCAGTGATAGTACTGATGCACCAGGGTTCTTAGTATCAAAGTTTTTACCCATAGGAGTTTTCATATAAATTTTTTTAGCATAAGCTTCACACATTTCTTCTAGTTTAGATATAGTGTCAATAGCTATATATTTATATGGTCTTCCTTCTTTCATAATTGCTGAACCAATAGTTTGTAAATCTTTTAAACTATGAGCTTTTACTTTTAAAGCATCAATCATATCTGATCCGTCTTCTAAGTCAATAATTAAACAATCATCAAGCTGTGATAATATAGTAGTCTTACCTATTTTAGGTGGACCATATATTATCATGTTTTTAGGCGATTTACGGCTAGCCTTTACCTTCTCTTTTGGTAATTCCATATTATTTAGTTTTAAGATATTCTCTAATTCTACTTTCACTTCTATCAAGAACTTCCGCAATATTTTTTATAGACATGCGTTTAGTCTTTAATTTTCTAGCAATTGTAGCCATTTTAATCACTGCTACAGATTTTAAATCTGTCCATTGTTTTGTCTTACTGTTCCAATTCATATTATGCTTGTTTTTTATACCAGACTCCCCTACCTTTAGCTTTACCGGTAAGTTCAACTGTTTTAATTACTATTAATTCTTCTTCTTTAGAAGGATTATACTTTGGATTTTTGCTGTTCAGCTTTCTTTTTTTTGTCATATTTTATTATATTATCCATTAATTTATTTATTCCTTGTCTTTTTACATTATAAGCATACAAACTAGTGCATATAGCAAATATTCCTATTACTATTGTTATTATATATACCATTATTTCTTTGTTCTTTTATCTATATGCTTATCTATTTGGGAAGAAAAGTACATTCCTGTTACTAATCCTGCGCCCCAAGCTATTAAATGAGTGATTATCCAAGTTATTTCCATTTGATATCATATTTTGTTATTAATTCATTTCTTTTTCTAATTAATTGTGATCTAGAAGCAGTTGGAGCTGAAAACATATCAGTTCTTTGTATATATCCAACAGCAGATTGCTTGCCTTCTAGGTTATTAATACTTTGAGTTAAGTTTTTTATTATTTCTTTTGCTTTTTGTTTTGACATAATTTTAATTTCTTTCGTTAATAGTAAATGTAGCCATTTCTGCTTCAAAGGGTATCATTCCAAGTAAACCATCTCTGTTCTTTTCTACATGAACAGCTAATAGTCCTACAGGATCCTCATTACAGTATGTTTCTGTTATACCATACAAATCATATGGTCGTTGTAACATCATAACAACATGCGCATCTTGGCCAATACTATCACCACCAAACAAATCTGTTAGTAATGGTTGGTATTGCGCTTTAGCACGGTGTTCTTGCTCTATGTTACGATTAAGCTGTGATAGGAGTATATTTATAACTCCCATTTTAGCTTGCATCCACATACATCCTTTAGATAGCTCGTTAAGTCGTTGTAATTCTGACTCTGCTCTACCTACAACAAGACGTGAGTGGTCAAAGATATTTATAATTCTAGCATTAGGGTTTCTATTAGTTATTTCTACATTAGCTTCTTTAATATATTCTATATTTCTAGGAATATTATTAAAATAAATAGGATATTTTTTATATTTAGATACTTTATCTTTATATAATTGATAGTCCTGTTCACTTAATTTTTCTTCTACAGATAATAGATCTAACACTTCTTTTTTAACATCTTTAGAGCCTGCACGTAATATTTGTTGATGACCAGGCATCTCAAAACTCCAGTATAATACTACAACTTTCTCTTTAAGTTCATTATCCAACAAGTCAAATATCATTTGATTACTAAATGCTGATTTACCTACACCAGGTCTACCAGCAATTACGTACATTTTACCAGGCTGTAATCCACCTAATAAATTTTTATTTAGTCTTTTCCATTTAGTTGGGAAGACAGGTCGTTTACCAAGCATACCAGTTCTAACTTCATTAATAGAAGTTGTTACAGACTGTTCTATGCTTTTAAATCCTCTACTCTTATAGGGATCTTGTGATTCTTGGTTTAAGGGGGTCTTTTTGTATTGCATTTTCATCTAAGTTTTCATACTTTTCCCAAGTATGGTTATTAATCCAGGTTTCTAAGTTTTGTAGATATTCAAGACTATTTCTTTCAATTGCTAATTGTTTATCTAAACATTTCATTATATATTTATGTTTATATAATTTATTATTTACAATTTTTTTATACCTATCCCTAGCCTTTTTATTGGCCATAGCATCTGGATCTTTAGCATGCAACACCCTAACACCTCGTGAAGAAGAATTTACTTTCATAGGATACGTACTCACTAATTCAGCAAACATTGAATCAAAATCAGAAACAAAAAGATCGATGAATTCCTGTCTAATAACGTGAGTATCAACAGTTTCACCGATCTTTATGTATCCATTTTTTTGTAATTCTTCTAAATTTGGCTTTAAATTAAGATTGTTTAAATGGTTAAATCCTTTTCGATAGATGATAAATAAATATGTGAAATCATCAGCACTCATCTGTGTTTGAGTTAGTATTTCAAAATCTATATTTATCTTCATATCAAAAATTCTTTTATAGTTAAACGGAACATGGGTACAAATATACAAATCTTTTTCATATTATAAAACTTTTATTTAATTATTTTTTACATCCAATTTACATTGTCTAAATTCTTTGTAGAATTTTTTAGCCATTTTTCTTCTTGACTATCTTTAACATATAATATTATGATCTCACCAGTTTTACCTTCTTGAAATCTAACTAGTCGTCCTACTCTTTGTATCATAGGAAGAGATTTACTAGTAATACCGCATATTATACCCATATTAGCATCAGGAACATCTAATCCTTGATTTAATGCTTTTGTAGAACATAATATTTTTACTACATCATTTTTAAATGCTGTTAAAGCAAACTCTCTTTGTTTTTTTGTTTTTCCAGAATGATAAGACATAGCTAATGGAGATATTGATTCAGATAATCTATCTGTAAAAACATTAGCACCACTAAATGCAAGAATCTTTTTATCTAAGTTATTCATTACTAATGATTTAAACTTAGACACTTTATTCTCTGCTAAATCTATAATAGCTTTTCTTTCTCTAATAGCTTGATAGAATTTTGCTGCAGCTTTTTTATCTTCTGGATGAGAGTTTGGAGTACTCATAATAAATTTAGCTCTATTAAAAGCATCAAATTCACCTAACATATATTTGTATCTAACAAATTGATTGTTTATACTTTTATATCTAGATCTTTCATCTGCTGTTAATTCTACAGGTATACATTGTATTTTATAAGGACTTATTAATCCTAATGCAACACATTCATCTAATGTAATATTATAAACTGTAGGTGCTAATTTACTTAAATATTCTGCATATTCTTCTTCTTCTGGTATTGTAGCAGTCATACATAATAATTTATCATATGTATTATTATCAAAGAATTTTTTATACTCTTTACTTAATCCTAAATGTATTTCATCACATACTACTATATCATAATGCTCATCTTGAAGTTTATAAGCACTTTGATAACATAGAATATCTACATGATCTAGAAGGTCTTCTACCTCCCATTTGTGAAATTCATCACGAAATTGATCTTGAAGTTGTATGGTAGGGACTAGTATGAGGGCTTTAGTTCCATATTTATCTAAATTATATCTATGTTCAAATACATGTTTTATTGCTAATATTCCACATCTAGATTTACCAAAACCTGTTCCTGCTATTATACTACCTGTATAATCAGCTTTAAACCAAGCATTTAATGCTCGTCTTTGTTCTATATCTTTTATCTGATCCATGTCAAATAGTGTTAATGTTTTCATTTTCTTTCTCTTTTTTTCTTATTCTTATTTCATGTAATGTATGACATTTACCGTTAGTATCATAAACAAATTTAAGAGCTTTTTGTGATTCAAATTGATAAATAGGTTTATCTTTCTCAACCTCTCCACTATATTTAAACCAGTCATCCATGTCTATATGATTTGCTTCCCAACGTTCGTACCATTCTTTATCTTCTTTGCATTCCTCAATGAAATGTCTAACTAAGTCTTTATCCATATTATTTATTTTAATTTAAATACTCCAGGGTGAACAAGAGTATTAACCGTTATTGGCAAAATTGCCTTTATGTTCACCCCTTCGTAATACTTATTTTTCCCAACACTCACTAACTGTTACTTCAGCTTTTAGTAAGCCATTTGTTACTATTTCTAATGCAGCTTCTTCCATTAATCTTTGCATGTTATGTGTCCAATCAGGTAAATAATCATTTCTACATATTGTATCTATCTGATCATGAACAGTCATAACTAATTTAATAGGTAAATCAAACTCTTTGATATGATCACGCATTAATATTAAAGCTTTTTTAGTCATATCTGCACTAGCTCCTTGAATAGGTGTATTTTTAGATGCTCGTTCAATACTACCTAATTGCATACTAGCTGATTTGTTATCCCATATTCTAGGATACCAACTAGTAAACCATCTCTTCCTATTATAAGGAGGAAATGTTTTAATGTAACCATATTTTTTACCAAAATTACCTAGTTTATCTAAGAATCCTTTGATTGCTGGGAACGCTTTGAAGTATTTTTTGATGAGTTCTTCAGCTCTATCCATACTGATGTTAAGAGTATCAGCAAGCTTATTAGGCCCCATCCCATAAGCAAGACCGAAATTAATTGTTTTGACATTATTTCTAAGTTTTTTATGTTGTTTACATTTACATTTTAATTTTTTAGTCATATATACACAATTATCTTCAGCTGCATCTATCCATTGATCACCATACACCAACTCAGCACAAGTAGAGTGTAAGTCCTGTCCTTCTTCTAAAGCTTCCAACCATACCGGATCCTTAGATCCAAAGGCAATTACATTTAACTCTTGGCTTGAGTAATCTGCACTTACAAATGACCATCCCTCGGGAGCAACAAAACAATTTCTAAATCTATTATCTGCCGGTATCTGTTGCATATTAGGTTTAGATGAGCTTACTCTACCTGTGTCTAAAATTTGGTGAAAATTAGTATGAATTTTATTATCTGAAGATAAGTTTTTAAAGAATTTATTACCATAAGATGTACATAATTTCATTGATTCTTTATATTTCACATAAGTATCTATAATATTATGTTTAAATCTATATTTATACATTTCTCTACCATTTACATTTTCAAGTTTAGGTACAAGAACTTGGAATACTTCTAACACTTGTTTAGGCGATGTCCATTTAATATCTACTTTCCTTAAATTTTCTATTGCTGTAAACATATCTGTTTGAATATATGTAGATACAAATTTATTTAATTCATCAGTTTCTATTATTTCTTGATCTAAATTAAAAGCTAAAATATCAGCTTCATTAGTATTTATAATTTCTAATGTTTTCCATTGTTCTGTATCTAAATCTAAACCATTGTATTCTATATCAGCAAATGATAATACAGCTTCATTTTCTAAATCAACTACATTATTTAATTTATATTTATCTATTAGTGGTAATTGATGTTGTCTTACTCCTATTAAATATTCTACATCTTTAGCACCATAAACTATTTGATCATCTTTATAAGGTTGACCTGTTAAACCAATAAATTGATTTCTTACATCTTTATTTAATTCTACATTTAAATATTTACTACATACATCTTTGAGTCCATATTTCATTCCATCCTTACCACAATTTAATATTCTTTCAGTAAGGAAGGTGTCATAGACACACTCAACTTCGATATTTGATGTTGCTTTTATAAATTTATAATCAAACTTGGCGTTATGAAATATTTTTATAATATCTTTAGACTCTAAGATGTTTCTTAAGGGTTCAATTGATACAAACCTTGTATCAACTATGTATTGATTTATCTCATCACCTATTTGAAACATAATCATTTTCTTACAAGTGAAATCAAATCCTTCTGTTTCTGTATCTACTCCTAATACTTTCTTATCTTTACAATAATTTACTACATCATCTATTGTAGCAGACTGAAAACTAGAACTTAAACTTTGTGTTTTACTGATTAAATATATCATTTTAAAATCCTTTAGTTATTAATTCTTCATATTCTTTAGCTAATTTATGTTGTTTTATTAAATAATCATCTACAAACTTACATATATGTTTACCTAATGTTATATCACAATTTGCTCCTTCAAATTTAAAGAATTTATTATTATTTTTTAATGAATTTTCATATGATTGTTTAAAATGTTCATAACTACCATCTTCAATCATTTGTGCTATCCATCCCATTTTTGACATAATTTTACATTTTAAGTTAATAATTAAAATATAAGAGGGAGCTATTAACTCCCCCTTAATATTCATGATAATTTACAGTCCAATATCATTAGACTCTAACTCACCAACCATGCTTTCTGTTGTTATTTCTACTTGTTCTTCAAGTTTAGATCCAACTGGATCAGATTCTAACAATGTATGTTTAACAGGTGATCCAATACTTAATACACCTACAGCAGCTGTATTTCTCCAAACATAGTCACCTTTATATGTAATTGGTTCTCCACCTTGACCTCTAGTTTTACAAGTTGTTTCAACATTTTGTTCTTGATAAGAAGTAGGAACTGTAGTTTCAATAATTTGTACTCTAAAGTATCTTTTTAATATTAAACTATATGGATCTAAAATATTTAAATCCATTTGTAATCCCTTGTCTCCATCATACCAGCCTTCACTCATTTCTCCAAAATCTATTCCAAAATCTTCAGTTGCAGCTTCTGCAGTAGTAAGTAACCATTTTCTTTGTGCTCCACTTGAGAAACTTTCATCATATCTCATAGTATGTGATAACATGTCTACTTGATCTGCATCTTGTTTAGGTTGTGCTGACGTATTAATTCTTTCTGCAAAATGTAGTTGTATTTTACCATCTTTAACTATTCTTGCGTCGATTAATAGACAATGTCCTTCTGTTAATGTTTGTAAACTTCCTGTGTTTAATTCGTTGTTCATAATTTATTTGTTTAATTGATTATTTTGATGATTTCATAAAGGTATATCATCAACCTTGTTATTAAATTGTTATTTCAAGACTTATAAATGGTATTAATATTACTAATACTTTATTATTTAGTCTTGAACCAACACCAATTCCTATTCCTAGGAACGGTGTGAATTCTACATGTATTCTATTCATATAATACTGTATTTATTTCATTAGCATATGCTAAATCATAAGAGATATCAGTGATTCTCTTGTTAACTATTCCTAGTGATAAATCTAGTAGTTGTCCTCTGACCTTACGATCATTTAGTTTAATTTCTTGAATTATTATTTTTTGTAATCTTGTTAATTCTTCTAAACTGTTCTTTTTAATGTCTACACATTGTCCTTTTAATTTGATTTTCATAATATTTGTTGTTTAAATGTTTATAATTAGTTAGTTATTTGTCGTAATAAATGTTTAATTATAATAGTAACTAAATCCCTATTTTTCAAGGAATTTAATTACTTCTCTTAAATCTTGTGTTAAACCTGATGATTTTACTTGTAAATGTCCTTTTACATCATCTTGAAGACTAAGTTTCTTTACAAGTTTAATGAAATCATAACATTTCTCCAATGTGTTTAACATATGCATTGGAGTTTGTTCTCTTTGATTGTCTAATACTTTATGTAAATCAACGATATTGTTTAGATGTTCTCTTTCTTTGAGTAGGTTTTGTTTAAACTCTTCTTTTAATGCAACATAATCTGATGTTAAATCATCAAGTTGTTTAGTTATTCTAGTTATTTCTAAGTTTTTGTTTAAGATCTTAGTATCTAATTCAATTGTTTTCATCTCTTTATTTATTTAGTTAATGTTTAAGTTAAATAAAAGAATGAACATCCTCCACTACTTGTCAATGACAGTTACTATAGCCTCCATTGAGTTTTATAAGCTTCAAAGGTTAGTTCATTCTTTATGTTAAATAACAACAGTAAGTTTACTACAGTCTTTTTATGTTTTAAATGTGGTTCATATACCACTCAACCGATACTCTTTCAACCGATACTTTTGAGAAGACCTCCACTTTACCTTACTGTTGTTATTATTATTATGGACAAGTTGTTGGATTATTACAACTGTACATCATACATAACCAAAACAGGATACCTAATGATAGTCCTGTTGTGATTAGTATGTATTGTATTGATTTTATTATTGTTTTCATCTTGTATATGTATAAGTTGTATCAGTTTCTGTTTCACTTATCCATATTAACTTATCAAATCTAGTTTCTTTTTTCATAATTTTTTGTATTAATTTAATTATTATTGTTCTAATGACGCTACATATCTATCATATTGTTCTTCTCCCATGTCTAGACTATTAAGCATATCTTCTTTAAAGTTACGATCAATATTTGTCATTTTATCTTCAACTTGTTCTGATATTGACTCAGGAAATGTTGATTTAATAAGTTCTTCTTTTAAGAATTCAAAATTTTCTTCATTAAAAGGTAACATATTAATAGTGTTGATTAGATTTCTTTTCATTCTATCTGTATATTCCATGATTGTTTGTGTTTAATTAATAAATAATATTAAAGAACAGTTTTACACTTGTTCAGGTGTTTTAAGAGTTGTAAAAGCTCTTATGAAGTCTGCAAAAAATATGCATCTGTGTTGTCTAACATTATCTACATCAAACCAACAGTTAACTCCATTAGTTCCAATTTGTGACTTTGCTAGTTTACTACCTGGTTTAAGGTAATATTTTTCTATGATTTTATCCATTGTGTTATATTGTATTATATTAGTATTCTAGTTGATTGTCAAATTGTGGGAGAATGTAGTGAATGTGACTTGGTTGTCACACTCACACACTCAAACTTCCAACAAGTATTATGAAATAATCTCGAGACTTACGTTTCAAAGACTATAACAAAAAAAACACACACACTATCTATGATGATAATGTGTATGTTATGAGATTAATCTCTTGGTGTTGTGTTCATAAGAACATTAGTACCTTTACCAATTAATTTCTCGTACTTCTCTTTATTAGATTTGGTAATTAGTCTAGTGTTGAACTGTGTTACATGTAGTTCATTACCTACTTCTACCTCAGTATCCTCGAAGGTTACGATGAAGTAGTTAGTGTTTTTTGTTCCGATGAACTCAGATACCTGTACCATTTGTGAATTAGATTTGTCCATGATTGTTTAAATTTTTAGGTTGGGTGATAAAATTATCGGAACTAAGTAGGGGTCTTTGATGATAGTGGTCCACACGTTCACAACCCCTATGAAAAAAAATTTTTTAGATTTTATTTTTTTTTAACAAAGTTTTTATATCTTTGCAGCGCAATAGCATTCATCCCCCAGTAACCAAAAACGGGATTAGACATCGGATTGTAGTCCTAAATAAGGATAGAGTTTTCTCCGGTAATTGCAAAAGAACGAGCGTATAAGTTCTAGTTGGGATACATTTCACACAGGTATGTGAGGTGAATTAACACTAATTTTAGTATCCCTGGGTCCCTTGAAAAATAGGAGCACTGCTAGATACGAAATCCAAGTTTGAAAAAGAAAATCAAGGGGGGAAGTTATATCCTATTGAAAAAAATATAAAAAATATTTGGATTTATAAAAAAATAGTTTATATATTTGTAAAAAAATATATAGACTATGAAATTTAAACCAAGCGGATCGTGGGTTGTCCTTCCAGACCCAGTAATTACAGAAACAGAATCAGGAATTATACTAGATGAAAAAACTGCTTTAGAAAACTCTAAGAGATCTAATGTATTAGAGGCATTAGCAGTTGGCCCTACTTGTCACTTTGTAGAAAAAGGAGATACTGTTATGGTAGATCCCAGATCAGAAGCTGCAAGAACAGAAATTGACGGACAAACTTATCTAATTATTTCAGAACATCAAATACTAGGAAAGTGGTAAACGGATCTGTAACTATATCTATTGAAGATTTTCAAAGTTTATTAGATGCTAAAGTTAAAGCTGAAGAAGTAAAAGAAGCAACTAAATTAGCAGCTAAAGAACTTCAAGTATTTTTATCGTATTTATGCGATAAGGGAGATATATCTAACTATATTGAAGAATTTAATAGACAATCTAAAACATCTACTATTGTTATAACTAGTGGTAGAGCTCAAATAAAATTTAATGATGCTAAATAAACTATTAAGAAAATATAAGTTTTTACATTATTTAGGGATACATAACAAAGAATGTAAAAGAAGACTATTTACAACTAAAAGTAAATATATATGTCTGCGGACAGGAACCAAAATAAAAATATTAGACAATGAAAAAAAAGAAAATAACAGTTAATATAAGTTCTACATATAAGTATATTCAACTGTGGAATGGAATATTTAAATTAACAGAAAAAGAATTAAGTATTTTATCTGCATTTATAGATGTAAATGATATTACAAAAGAAGTAAATTTATGTAGTGTTAAAAATAAAAAAGAAGTATCAAGGATAGTAGGAATAAAAGATTATAATACTTTAAATAATTATGTTAAAAATTTTAAAGATAAAGGAGTAATGTTAAAAAAGAATAACACTTATAAATTAAATCCTTTTTTATATCCAGATACAGACATGGTAGAAATAACTATAAATAAAAAGTAATGTTTTTTGGACTAGTCATGACTTTTTTTGAAGCAGATCCTTACGTTATAATTATAATTCAAGATAAAAACGGTAAATTAGTAAATATAAAAGTAGAAAACAATGAGCAAGATATATCCATCAGTATTTAAAATGATAAGTAATTTTTCTAAAGAGTTAGGAACACACTTACTTAATGGTGCAGAAAATGTATCAGAAAAAGATTACAAAGAAAGATTAGAAACATGTTTAATTTGCCCATCTTTAAAAAGAGATGCTATGAGATGTACTACGTGTGGGTGTAAACTAGAACAAAAAGCAAAATGGAAAACTTCTGACTGTCCTGAAAAAAAATGGAAGCCTCAGTATGAAAAAAAATAAAAAAGAGATTATATATAGTTTAGCTAATAAATATGATTTACCTTTGAAAAAAATAGAAGAAATTGTTAACTATCAATTTAAATATACAGCTAAAGTTATGAAAGAGGGTAAATTTGAAATTATACGTCTCCCATATTTTGGTAAATTCTCTGTAAATTCTAGTAGAGTAAAACATATAAACAAATTAAAAGATGAGTCTAAAGGATGATTTAATATATATAGATGATGATAAAGCTATACCTAGTGTATATGCACTATCTATACCAGAATTTAAAAAATTAAATACAGATGAACTTTCATTTGTATATTTTATGATAGATCATAGATCTCCTTTTTCAGTTTATGAATTAAATCAGCGTCAAATTGAAGTAAAAAATAATATATTTGGAGAAAAAAAGAAATGGACTCCTTCTGCAGAAGTATTAGGGGCATGTGATAAATATGAAAAATTAATAGAAACTTCAGCAGTAAGATTATTAAAGGCTGCTAGAGAATCTATAATAAAATTAGAAAAATATTTTAGAGATATAGATTTACATTTAATGGATGATAATGGTAAGCCTATATTTCATGCAAAAGATTTAATAGCTAATCTATCTAATATGGGTAAAGTTGTAGATGGATTAACTAGGTTAGAAGATATAGTTAAAAAAGAAGAACAGGCCGCTAATTCAAATAGAGGTGGAGTTGAAGTAAATAAATACAGTATGTAATGGATTTTTTAGAAGATTATCAAATATATGATGAAGCAATGCAAAATGCTTATGCTATTATTACTAGGAGAAAAACTTTAGATGACATTTATAATGATTTTGAAAAAGAAGGTAAATTTGATAAATTTTATTTACCTTTTGATCCTATTAATGAGGATGGAAGATCTGCAGATATAATAGATATGGTAATAGACTATTATACAGGAACAGAAGAATATGAAAAATGTGCAGAACTTTTAAAAATTAAAGATAAATGTCAAAGTTTAGAGATATAAATAGAATAAGACCAGCAGCACTTTCATTTTTAGAGCACGGATACTATACAAGAGCACTTCCTGGAACTAAAGAATATTATGATTTTTGGGATGAAGAAAAAAAACGATGCCTTTATGGATATACAATAGATGAATTACATGTTACTGGATTTCATTATTTTTATTTAAATTATTGTCCTATTGATAGGGCTATAGATGAAATATTACCAGATGGTACTACCCAATCTAGACGTGAAAGGTCTTTTCCAAGATTTTATGATGGAGATTGGGATTATTTTCAAGAAATAGACAAAGCTAGAGCAGATAATAAACATATGATTGTTCTTAAAGCGCGGAGAAAAGGATATTCATACAAAGCAGGATCAATGCTTGCTCGTAACTACTTTTTTGTAAAAAATTCTAAAAACTTTGTATTTGCATCACAAAAAGAATACTTAATTGGAGATGGACTATTATCTAAAGCGTGGGAATTTCTATCTTTTATAGATGATCATACTGCATGGGCTCAACCTAGATTAAAAGATAGAGAAATGCATAAAATGTCTGGATATAAGAAAAAAGTAAATGGATTAGAGATAGAAATGGGTATGAAATCTCAAATTATGGGAGTAAGTCTTAAAGATGCGCCTGATAAAGTAAGGGGTAAGGCAGGAGAGTTAGTATTCTTTGAAGAAGCAGGTTCTTTCCCAGGATTATTAAAAGCTTGGGAGGTAACAATGCCAACAATGAGGCAAGGAGCAAAAACATTAGGAATGATGATTGCATTTGGGACTGGAGGTACAGAAGGTGCTGATTTTGAAGCAATGGAAGAGATATTTTATAATCCTGCAGCATATGATTGTATGGATTATGAAAATGTATGGGATGAAGGAGCTTTTGGTACTAGATGTGGGTATTTTATTCCTATACAAACTAATTTAGATGGGTTTATAGACGATCAAGGTAATTCTATAAAAGAAAAAGCTACAGAATACGAAAAAGAAATGAGAGAAAAGAAAAAAGGTGCTGCAGATGCTAAATCTTTAGATCAATATATAGCAGAGCATCCTTTTTCTCCTCAAGAAGCTACTTTACAAGTAACAGCTAATCTATTTGATGTAGCTTCTTTGCAAGAACAGTATAATATTGTTAAAGCTAGGGGTCTTCAGTCTATTGGTACAGTTGGAAGATTATATCACAACTCTAAAGGTGAAATAAAATTTACAATAGATGGAGATTTAAAACAGATAACAAAATTTCCTCATAGAAAAGATGATGATAAAACAGGAGCTGTAGTTATATATGAAGCACCTTATAAAAATCAAAAACAACAAATTCCTTTAAATATGTATGTAATATGCCATGACCCTTATGGACAAAATCAATCTGCAGATTCTACATCTTTAGGAGCAGCTTATGTACTAAAACGACCTAATAATTTATCTCATCCAGATGATATTATTGTAGCATCTTATGTAGGAAGACCTAAAACACAAGATGATTATAATAGAAATCTATTTTTACTAGCAGATTATTATGGATGTAAGATAGGATTTGAGAATGATCGTGGTGAAGTTATAGCATACGCTAAAAGATATAGAAAGTTAAATAAATTACAGGAAGAGTTTGAAATGCTAGATAAAAGAGAACTTAGAAGTAAAACTGTAAAACGTCAATATGGTATGCATATGACAGATGCAAGAAAGCGTCAAGGTGAAATATATATAAGAGATTGGTTAAATACTGTTAGAAATACTGATGAAAATGGAAAACAATTACTAAATTTGCATAAAATATATGATCCTGCATTATTAACAGAGTTAATTAAATTTAATCATACAGGTAACTTTGATAGAGTTATGGCGTTTATGATTGGAATGTACCACACAAGAGAATTATACAATGCAGAAGTTAAAGATATATTAGAAGACAGAGCTACAGATAAATGGTTCGATCAAAATTATTATTAAATGGAAAAATGTAAAGATAAAGAACCTTATAACCCTCTGCCGGAGTACTTAGCAATAGGACCATCAGACATTCATGGAGCAGGGATCCTAGCACAAGAAGATATTCCGGGAGAGGTAGTTATAGGTATAACACATGTATATGATCCAAATTTTCAACATAATTATATTAGAACACCTTTAGGAGGATTTATAAATCATTCTGATGTACCTAATTGTGAATTAATAGAAGACGAAGGAGATGATGATTATAAAAGATTAAAAACATTGAAAAAAATAGAGCAGGGAGAAGAATTAACATTAAAGTATAGTTTATATGATATATGCGATTATCTTGAATGATATATTTATAATGTATATCTATAAATATTTTAATGTAGAGTAAAGTAATAAAAATTTAATTAAATTTGTCAGATTATGGGGTATGATAAAATTCCTAGGCAGAAAATGCCTATTAGCAAAAAAACAAAAAAATGGGGAGAAGAATGTGTTGAAGCATTTATAGATCTCTCTGATTCTGGTTCAGGATATTCACAAAGAAAAGATGAACTTAAGATATTATATGATTACTATAATGGTATAATTGATGAGGCGGATTATAAATACGTATTGAAACCTTACGGGAAATCTCGTAAGAACTTTCCTTCAGAAATGCGTAATTACCCCATTATCAAACCCATAATTGATCTTCTTCTAGGGGAAAAATCTAAAAGACCTCTCAATTATACCGTTACAGTACAAAATTCAGATACAACATCTGTAAAAGAACAAGCTAAAAGTGAAGCAATCTTTATGAATCTTCAAATGCATTTTATGCAAGCTATTCAAAATCAAGGTCAAGATATGGGGATGAGTCCAGAGCAGCAACAACAAGAAAACCCAATGCCTAAGCATATAGCGGAAATGTTTGAGACTAGTTATGTAGATCAAAGAGCTATTTTAGGACAAAAAGCTTTAAATTTTATTTTTCAAGATCAAGAAATATATGATAAAGTACAAAAAGCATGGTTTCATTATTTAGTTAGTGGAGAAGCTTATACACATAGAGGAGTTAGAAATGGTGAACCTTTTTATGAAGTACTTAATCCAATAGATGTAGATTATGATTTAGATCCAGATTTAGAGTTTGTAGAAGATGGAGACTGGGCTTTAACTAGAAAATATGTACATGCATCTACTGTTATAGATCATTATTATGATTCTTTATCTGAACAACAGGTGCTAGAACTTGAAGAACCTAGACATTCTGAAGCAGATGTTTCTTTTTTATATGCGCATTCGTCTAATAAAGATGCTAATGCTTTTAGAAATAGATTAGTAGAAGTCATAAACGTTTATTGGAAATCTAGAAAAAGAATAGGATTTTTAACTTATTTAGATCCTCAAACTGGATCTATAGAAGAACAAGAAGTTGCAGATGGATTTAGATTACCTAAAGAATTAAAAGAACAAGGAGCTACTCTTGAGTGGAAATGGGTTAATGAAGTGTGGGAAGGAACAAGAATAGATGGTAGAGTATATATAAATATAAATCCTATATCAAATCAAAGACTATCTTTAGATAATCCTTCTAAATGTAAACTTCCTATTAATGGTAGAAGATACTCAGATATTAATTCTTCTAATATTTCACTAGTTAAACTTGGTATACCGTATCAATTAAATTACAATATTTATAAATATAGATTAGAATTATCTATTGCAAAATCAAAAGATATTATTGCTCAATTTGATATTAACATGATTCCTAAAAAATGGGATATGGATAAATTTATGCATTATGTTGAAGGAACAGGAATTGCTTGGGTAGATTATAATAAAGAAGGTATTCAATTAAATCCTCAACATCAAGCTGTAATGGATATGTCTATTAAAACTATTCAACAATATGTTGCTTTATTAGAATCTATTTTAGTAGAATGGGAAAAGATATCAGGAGTAAGTAGACAAAGACAAGGTGAAATTGGAGCTTACGAAGGTAAAGCATCTTCTCAACAAGCTATCTTACAATCATCACATATTACTGAAGATTTGTTTAGAAAATTTGAAAGAATGGAACAAAGAGACTTTCAAGCATTATTAGATTATTCTAAAGAAGCATGGTTAACTGGTAAAAGAGGAACATATGTAATGCCTGACGGTACAACTGATTTTTTAGATATAGATAGTATGGGACATATGGAAACTAACTATGGAATATTTGTTTCTGATGCTGGTAAAGATGCAGAAAAACTACAAAATATTAAAGGATTAACTCAAGCTATGATGCAAAACGGTGCTAAACCTGGAGACATAGCAGAAATGTTAGATTCAGATAGTTTTACAGAAATTAAAAAGAATCTTAAAAAAGCTGATAAAGCTTCTGCTGAATTAGAACAAGCTCAACAACAAGCTCAAGCTGAAGCTCAACAACAAATGCAACAGATGGAAGCTATGAAATTAGAAGCACAAAATATTGAAAATGAAAAAGAAAGACAAAAAGATATTGAAATAGCTTTAATTAATGCTGAATCTAAACAGCAAGCATCAACAGGTACTGAATCTTTACAACTACAAAAAATGATTCAAGATTTTGAACTTAAAGATAAAGAGTTAGAACTTAAGGAAAGAGAATTAATAGAAAGATCTAGAGGTGATCAATCTAAAGAGCAAATAAGTAGAGAGGCAAACGAAATATCTAGAGAAGCAAATGAAATGAAAAGAGCTAGTGATATAGAAAGTAATGCATCTAAAAGAGAAGGTGAATATATTAAAAGGGATACAGCAAATAGGGATATTAGAGCAAAAAAAGATATAGCAGATAAACAAGCAAAAGCAAAATCTAAAGATGCCAACAAATCAAATTAGAAGAGAATTATTAGATAGAGTTAAAACTTCAAATTTTCCAGGAAGTATAATTGATGTGTTCAATGCGGCAGATCAAGGTATAGATCTTATATCTCAATTTGAACAAGAGCAACAGCAAGAGCAAGCAATGCAACAACAACAACAAGGTATGCAAGTTGCTAATACTCCAGAAGAACAAGAAATAGGTTTAAGAGAACAACATGCTATGGGAAACACTGGAGCATCTATGGCTTTTCCTAATGTAGAGCCTAATCAATCTTTTAATACGGTTGGTATGAAAGCTCCTATTAATATTGAAAAAGTAAATGATCAAGGACATTTAGTAGAAAGTTATAAGAATGTACCCCCAGGAATACAAGATTTACCAACTGGTCCTTATAAAGGAACTATAATAGAATCACCAGCTGGGTATCAAACAGGTGGAGTTAAAAAATATCATGCTGGAGGTTTATATCATAATATAAATCACAAAAAAAAGTCAGGAACTTCTAGAAGTAAATCTAATAGTACAATATCTAAGAAAGCATATGCTAATATGAAGTCTGGATTTAAAAAACAAAAAGGTGGAGAATATGAATATGAGAATTTAATCCCTGAAATAGAAGTATCTGGATTAACAAAAAAATCATATAATAAATTAAGTGCTGCACAAAAACAAGTTTATGATGCCTATACAAATCCTTATACTGGGGATTTTCAACAATATTCACCTTTTACATTATCTGACGGCTCAGAAGGATACATACATTGGAAAGATGCTATGGATATGGTAAAAGGATCTAAAGTGGGTAATATATATAACAACCCAGGGAGTACTAATTTTAAGGTGGATGAAGATGGTTACTTTAGAGCTCATGCTAAAGTAAATATGTATAGGCCAATTACAACTTCATTGGCAAACGCTCAACCTTGGGCAGGCTATCTTCTTAGTCAAATGAGTGACCATAACCCTTATAGTAGTGGCGATATTTACATACCTAAAATAGACGCTTCTGGAAAAGGAGGCGATCATCTTGGTTTGTACTTTAGAAATTCTAAAAATCCTGAGTATGATACAAGTTGGAAGATAGAACAAGCACAGTATATGAATAAACTAATAGCAGAACTAGGACATTTAGATCCTGAAGAAGCACCTTTTTGGTCCTATTTTTCTATGCCTTTTAGTAGAATGAAAAGATGGGTTCAAGAAGGTAGTAACCCAGACGCGTCAAACTATGGAACCAAGTATGATATTGAATACCACACTCATTATGGACCAAATAGTTCTGAACGTGGGTTACTTAAAAGATATTCTAAACAACCGTATACAGGAATAGATACTGAAGGAACTTATGGACACCTTAAGAAAAAAGGTGGTTTAAGAAAAAAATATCAAACTGCAGGGCTACCTGTGTCTAAAAAATTTGATTACGAAGAATTTATGAAAGAGTCTTATCATGAGCAATTAAATCCTGGACCTAGGAAAAATTGGACAAGTGGAGGAAATCAGAAAGCAAGAAATTTATGGGACGAAGCTATGCAGTTTAATATAAACTGGTTAAATTCTCCTATGGCTGAAAAGATGATGAAAAAAGAAGATCCTTATAATTGGAAGGAGTTAAAAAGAACAAGGATAAACAACATATATGATACTCCAGTTTTTCTTCATAATAGGAATGAAAAAGGTACATTAGCACAATTTGGCCCTAATCTAGGGAATCTAACTAAACCTAATATAGATGGATTTGCGAAGGCATTTTATAGGAGATCTACAGCAATACATGAAGGTTCTCATGCTGCAGATTACAATCGAAATAGTCAGTGGTCACTTAAGGATTTGAATCCGTTTCTTGAAAAAAGTAGCTTTGATAAAGCATATCCTGGTCGTCTAATTCCTAAAACTAGTCTAAACGTAATAGATACTATAGTATCTAATTTAAATAATACTGAGTATAAGCGAGAACTAAAGAATATGTCAGGAAAAGAAAAAGAAGAAAGACTCAGGAAAATTAAATATTACGGCAAATTTACAGAATTAAGAGCAAGACTTAATGCGATAAGAGGATTGGCTAAACATAGAAAGATTTATGATCCTTTTACTCAACGAGTTACTGATGAAATTATGGATGAAATAATAGATAATTTAAAAACCAATGAAAAAACAAGATATAAAGGTAGTAATCCTGTAGAACAATTATTAAATCTAATGACTAAAAAAGAGCTTAAACGTTTATTAAATACAGTTTCAGACGCATCTGATGAAATAGGAGATGTGCAAACTGGCACATCAGTTTAATTTAAGAGTGTTATATAATAATATAAAAACTGAAAATAAAAAAAGTATAAAAAATATCAATATAATTAGTAAATTTGTAACTTAATAAAACAATAAATATATGGACAATAATGAACAAATACAATTAGATGACATCACATTTGATGATGTTATTGCTGGCGATGGAGTGGCCACAGAAGAAATTGCTCCAGCTCAAGAAGATGAAAAAACAATAGAAGATCCTCAAGAAGTTGTTGAGGAAGAAGAGCAAGAAGAAATTGAAAAAGAAAATGAAGTTCAAGAACCTGTACAGGAACCTGACGAAGAAGAGGATGAAGAAGTAACTGAAAATGAAGAAGATAGTACAGTTGTTTCAGAAATATTAAGTGCTTTTGGATATGAATCAGATAATAAATATGAGGATACATCAGAAGGATTAATTAATATGACTAAAGACATAGCAAACCAGGTAGCTGAAGAAAGAGTTGATGAAGTTATGAATAAATTTCCTTTAGTAAGACAACATTTAGAATATGTCTTAAACGGAGGAGAGTCTCAACAATTTATGCAGGCATATGATCCTAATTTAGATTATAATAAAATGTCATTAGAACAAGATGATGCTAGAAGTCAAAAAGCAATTTTGTCAGAATATTTTAATCTAAAAGGTCATGATAGAGAGTTTACATCAGAAATGATTAATGATTATGCAGATTCAGGTAAACTTCATGCTAAAGCGGAAGCAGCAAGAAAAGCATTAGGAAAAGTTCAAGAACAACAACAAGCACAAATGGTAGAACAACAAAAACAAGTAAGAGCTCAACAATATCAAGAACAACAAAACTTTTGGAAAGGTGTAGCAGATACTCTTGAAAATTCTCAAGAATTTGCAGGATTAACGGTTCCAGAAAGAGAAAAAAGTAAATTTTTTAATTATCTTTCTAAACCTGTAACTCAAGAAGGTTATACTCAAAGAGATGTTGATCATTCAAATGCAGAAATGGATAAGAAATTAGCCATAGATTATTTGATGTTTAAAGGGTTCAATTTAGACCAAATTATAAATACAAAAGCTAGAACAAAAAGTACAAAGTCTTTAAGATCTAAAATTGCTAAAAATGAAGAAACTGTAAAAAGTGCTCGTAAAGCAGGAAAGAGATCAAAAAACTTTGATATTGATGATTTAGATCTTAGTATTTAAAAATATACCTGAACAGGGAAATAGGTACCCTATAAAATTTTAATTAAAATGGCAGTAAACGGAACAAATATAAGCGTCCAAAAGACGTTTTACAATGACTCGCAAATGACAGATATGAACAGTCTATCAAATGCGTTATTGGCAAAACCTACTGAACTGTCTCCGATTATAACTCATTTAGCAGGAAAAGATGATAAAAGATTTCCTTTATCCTTTTTAACAGAAGGTGTTGGTAACACAAAGTCTATTGACAGGTTAGAATATGAGTATCGTGTGGCAACACATAGAATGAGAACGAGACCAGTATCAGCAGCAGGGCCAACAGGTGGAAGTATAGGATTAGGAGGTGCAACTTTTGAGTTGGAATTTCCTGATAAACATTTTGTATTCCCATACGTATTAGTATCTCAATCAGGGGCACAAGCACGTATTATGAAAGCTCCAGAACAAGTAGCAGGAGGATCTTCATGGAAATACACTTTACAATTAATTAAT